AGTTCAGACCCGTTGATGGGAGGTTGAGCATGAGGTACTATCGTAACGAGAAATCGAAATTATTTCAATCTTTAGGTTACGAATTGGGTCTTTATTCACACACAAAAGAAATTCCGAGTAAAATTTTACAGTCTGGAGAAAGAGAATTGTCAAGATTTTTATCAGGATATTTTGATGGAGATGGTTGTATGACAATTGATGAAAATGGTCATTGTCATATAAGTTGTTTTTCTGTAAGTGAAAAATTGATTAAGCAGATTCAGTTTGTTCTTTTGAATATGGGGATAGTTTCTTTTGTTACTCCTAAAAAATGTCAATCTTCTGAAAAGGTTAAATCAGATATATTGGGGTATTTGTTAAGAATAACTTCCCAAGAAATGGTTCATCTTTTTATGGAAAAGATTGGGTTCCCACATTCTGGAAAAGGGGATAAATATCAAAAAATTCATGAAAATAAAATAGATTGTTCAGTGATGTTGGTTCCCAATCAATCTAAACTTCTTAAAAGGATTAGAAAGATTATTAAATTGACGTCAAAAGATAAAGAAAAATATGGGCTTCAGAAATTTCGTTTCAAGGGTCGTGAAAAGACAAGTTTACATAAATTGTCTAAACTTATAAAAGTTGCAGAATGGGTTAGAAATTCTGGGGTTGAGAATGATGATATAAAAGTGTTTTTGAAGAATGTTGAAAGTGGGTATGTTTTCTTTCCAATTAAGAAAATTGAAGAATCTGAATCTATTACAGTTGATTTTTCAATGAAAGAAACTCATTCATTTATTTCAAATGGAATTGTATCTCATAACACGCCATATCAGGCTGATGACCTTTATTCCGATTTAAAGAAGGACCCAAAGTTTAAGGTTTTTGAATATCCGGCAATATTCCCGGACGGGCGTTTGTTAGCTCCTGACCGCTTTACGTTCAAAAAGCTGATGGAGGAAAAGAAGTCTCTTGGGACTCTGGTGTTTAGTAGAGAGTATTTAGTCGTACCTATCTCAGACGATAGTACAATCTTTCCTTGGGAGATACTTATGAGGAGTACAATCGGGATGGAAAATATTAAGTTGGTCGAGAACATTGTCAGCTTTCCTATCAAGTTAACACGTGTGGTGATAGGGTGTGACTTTGCTGTATCGGGGAATGTAGGTGCTGACTTTACGTGTTATACCGTGTGGGGAAGAGATATTCAAGGGAATTACTATCTATTGTACATATATCGTCAAAAGGGGTTGTCGCATAACGAACAAATATCTAGGATAGAGCAGCTTAATCATGCGTTCCACCCCCATGAAATTGTTGTAGAAAATAACGGATTTCAGAACATTCTAGCGGATATGTGTGTACAAAGGGGTATTAAAAATATTCACCCGTTTACGACGACATCTGGAAATAAGAAGGATTTGCGTACAGGATGGGCATCTTTAGCTGCTTTGTATGAAAGAGGGGTTTTAAAGTGTCCCTATCATCCTGATACTCGGGAACGTGTTGATCAAATGTTTGGGGAGTTTAATAGTGTGGCTTTCCGAAGCGATAAAGGAACTTTGGAAAGTATAAGTGGACATGATGATACGGTTTCGTCGTCGTTTATGGCAATAAATAGATTAAGAGAAAACACTGTTTTAATAAAGGTTGATTCGGTTTAATTATGAATAAAAAGGTCGATGCTATTCTTTCGCCTAATTTTGTCGAAGAGATGTTAAAACTAGCATTTGCAAACCGGGCGTTTGCTGCTATGGTTATTGATAATCTCGATTTAAGCAATTTCCCTAGGGAGTTAGGTGGGTGCAAAGCTATGTTAAAAGTCTTATCCGATGAAATGAATCGGAATGGGAATTTAGCTACATTAGGGATGGTTGAAATGACGTACCCTAATAATAAAGACGTCTTAAAGAAAATTGAAGATATTAAAAATCTGAAGACTCCGGATTATGAACCGATGGTTCAGCAATTGGAAACGTTTATCAAACGTCAGACTTTTGTTGCGGTTCAACGCCAGGTATCCGACATGTACAATGAAGGCAAACCGGACGAGGCAATGGCGTTATTAGAAAAACGAATGTATGAGATAAACAGTTTTTCTCTTGAACGAGGAAAAGGAAAGTTTACCCGTATTTATCGCGACTTGATGAAGGACGTAAATAGTCTTCAGATGGAAGCCGAAGACGAACAAAGACGCACAAAAATTCCCATAGGGATTACAACCTTAGATGAGATTACCGATGGAGGGGTCCCTAGGCAGGATACGGCTTTGTTTATTATGCGTTCAGGTGTTGGAAAGTCAACCTGGCTGAGATATGTGGGGTGGTACAACACTTCTATTGCTCATAATCATGTTTTACATGTACAGTTAGAAGGGGGTCGTAAGGAAGTTACGGCGAAGTACGATCAAATGCTTGCTAATACCACCTATTCAAAGATTATGAAGGGGGATTTGTCTGAGGACACATACAAGCGTTTAAAAGCAATTGTTAATCGGGCAATAACTGTAAATAGTGATATAGACGTATATTCATCTGATGAAATGATGGATACAACTATTTCTGATTTGGTAAGTGCAATTGAAGACTATAAAAAGGAGTATGGGTATTATCCCGATTTGATAGCAGTTGACTCTATTGATTTGATGTTGACAGGTGAAAACAAAAAGATCGACTTTGATCCGAACTTTATCAAATATAGGCTTCAAAAGATTGCTCAACGGTTTAAAGACATTGCTAAAACGTATGATTGTGTAGTGTGGACAGTAGCCCAAACCGGAGATATTCCCTTTGAACTTTGGAATAATCCTCAGTGGGTGATTACTCGACAACACACCGAAGGTGACCGAACACTTATTAAGCCGTTTTCATTTGTGTTTACTGGAAATGCTACACTGGAAGAAGGGAAAGCTCAAATCGCTCGTATTTATTGTGATAAGCTTCGTAATTATAAGAATAACGGGATCATAGTTAGGATTCCTACTAATTATGAAAATGGTTTTTTCTATGATTTACCCCGGTCAACTACTGTCGAACAAATTCTTGATATGTCGGCTTTAGAAAAGCTAGAATCTAAACGAGGTAAAAAGTCAAATGGAGAATCGGTTGTTGGGGATCGTAAAGAGCGTGTAGAGATAGAACCAGGTGTGTGGGTGACTCAGGTAGTGAAAGGAAATGAAGAGGTCGTTTCGGAGCCAGAAGAGATAAAAGAAGAGCGAGCTAAACGGGAGTCTTTAAAAGCGTGGAGACACAAGAAGGATGAAAAGAAACCTATCCCAAGAAAGAAGTCATGAGGTACGACAAAGAACAGATAATTGTTGATTTTGGGTTGAAGCCGTTTGGTTCCCAGGGTTGGATGACCAATAAGGGTATGGAGTGCCCCTATTGTGGAAAGAGTGGGAAGTGGGGAATTATCTTTAATGATACAGGTATAGCCACGTTCCATTGTTGGAAATGCCCTCGGAAGGTTTCTTTGTATGAGTTTCTTAAAAAGTTAGGTCGTACGGATTTAGCAAAAAAGACGTATACTGTTAAGCCCGATGAAATAGATAAGTGCCCTAAATTAGTGTCTAATGACGAAGATAAGCCACTATGGGTACAGGAAGAAGAACTTGTTAAGGAAGAAGATTTAAAGCCTGTATCGCTTCCGTTGAGACTCAAACCATTGGTGAATGATTCTTATTTGAATAACCGGGGGTTTCGTGAAGAACATTACAAACAGTTTGAACCTTCCTACACGGATACTCCGCTTGAGCCTAAACTCAAAAATTTTATCATCTTTAAAATGAAGGTTGATGGGGTTTGTGTAGCGTGGTGGGCGCGTAGTAGATATACAAAAGAGTGGCACAAAGAAAATCTTGAAGCCTACAAACGACATGAAGCTGATTTAGTGTTGCGTTATCGAAACAGTGAAAACAACTTTCAGGATTTGTTAGGAGGATGTGATGAAATTGTACTTGGAAAAACGGAGACAGTAATACTCGTAGAAGGTATTTTTGATGCGGTGAATATACAGAATCTTTTGGGACTGAATGATGTCGATGATATTAAATGTTGTTTTACGTTTGGGAATAATATCGGAGATGGGCAAATTAAGATGCTCAAGAAAAAAGGAGTAAAAAATATAATACTTTTGTACGACTATGGAACAATTAATGAAAGTAAAGAAGCTTCCATGAAAATGAGGGAAATTTTTGATAGGGTATATGTGACAGCCATTCGGCGTGAGGGGGTTGATCCAGGAAATATAGATATAGAATATCTTGAAGAAGTATTACAAGGGGCGATTGACCCAATCAACTTCTTTTATAATAGAGTAGAAGTAAAATTATAGGATATGGAAAACAAGTTAGAATCTGGCGATAAATTAATTGCTCGTAAGGAGTTTTTGATAAAATTGCAGTTGGAATATCTGACGCATAAGCTACGTTCTCAGATTTATCGTGATGAAAGATATGCTAAAGTTGCGTCTGACATAGCCGATAAGAAGAAATTGAAAATTCAAGAGGTAAGCGTGAAATTTGGATTGAAGTCCATTTTTAATGGGTTGAGCGTCAATAAATTTGTCAAGAAGTATTTTTTGAAACCAACCGGAGTTCCTTTCTTTCAATATAAAGATAACGAGCAACGTCGGGTTCAAAGTAATTATGACATGTGGTACTTGCTGTATCGTGGAACTAAGGTTTTCTATAAAGGGCAATTGGCAGAGGTTGTTTTGAACAATCCTTCGAAAGAAGAAGTAATGATTCGAATCTCAGAACGAGAATTTTTCGTTAAATATAGTGAATTACAAATTAAAAATGATTGGAAATGGATTTAAAAATTTTGAATGTAAGTAACAATGCTCTTCCGGAGTACAAAACAAAAGACAGTTCAGGACTTGATTTACGGGCTTATTTACCCGATGGACCGCTAACACTTCAACCTGGACAACGTAGGGTGATTCCTACTGGTTTGTATATGGAAATTGAGCCGGGTTACGAAGGACAGGTTCGTCCTCGCAGTGGTCGTGCTGTTAAGCAAGGGTTAACTGTAATTAATTCTCCTGGAACTATCGACGCTGATTACCGGGGGGAGGTAGGTGTTCCGTTGATTAACCTGTCGACAGAACCCCAGACGATTGAAAATGGAGACCGTATTGCTCAAATTGTGTTTTCAGCTTATGCTAAGGCAGAAATCACTGAAGTTGGAGCGATCGAGGAACTGTCTGATACGGAAAGAGGAGCAGGTGGATTTGGGCACACTGGAAAGAAATAATCCAATATTTTTCTGGATTTTTCATAACTTTATCGAAAATATCATGTATATTTGTAGTGTAAAAACAATGAATCATTAATTAAACAAAGACGATTATGGAAGCGAATTTAAAACTCAGAGTAAAGATGCGGACTTATTCTGTAGAAAAACTTCAGGCTGTTATTGACAATGAAGACTCAACCGAAGCCGAAGTTGCAACTGCAACAGAATTGCTGAAACGTAAAGGAGGAGAAGTTCCTGTTCCGAAGAAGCAAACTGAAGAAGAAACCGTGGTGAAAAAGGGAAAGAAAGTTACTCCGAAAAAAGTTGAAGAATCTGAAGAGGAAAAGTCAGAAGCTGACAACAGTGAGGAACAACTGACAGACGAAGAAAGAACCCGTTTGGAAAAAGCTGAAAAACAGTTTGACGAAAGACAGAAGAATCGGAAGACTGCTTCGAAGTCGGACAAGAAAATGGATAAAACCGAAAAGAAAGAAAAAGTTCACCGGGACACAAAACGTGAAAATCTCGAAGAATCTGAAGAAGTTCCGGGATTGAAAAACGGTTCAAAAGTAACCCTGAAAGGGGAATCCGAAGTTGGAGAAATTGTTCGCCTTTATCGTTCTTCTGATGGTAAGGAGAAATGTATGGTGAAATTCGGTGATAGCAAACCTATTAAGAAACGTGTAACGGCTGTGGAACTCGCAGAAGAAGCTAAACCGAAAGCCGCCCCGAAAAAAGCTAAGAAATAGTGAGTCCCACTATATATCTAGTCAAAGGTATTTCAGGAAGTGGCAAATCAACGAGGGTTTACCTATTCTTGGAATACCTTGAATCATTAGGGCTAGAATTGACACCCTTTAAATTTAAAACACTTGACGGAAAAGAAAAGGAAGTAGGAGTTTATTGTGAGGATTTGGATTTGATTTTCGTTGGGAAGTGGTACGAAAATGGCGGTGTACGCCGTTGGCAGGGGCACGACAGTATGACAGGGCGGTTATGTCATTCTGAAGGGCTTAGCTACTTCCTAAAGAGTGTTGCACAAAAGGGTCACAGTGTTGTTTTGGATGGTGCGGGTACGACGGCAACATGGCGGCTTAGACCCAAATTCCTATTTGAGGACAACGGGTTTAAGAGTATTGTTCATATACGGTATGATTACAAGCCGGAGCAGTTGCAAGAATATTATGACAGGATCGAATACCGTTCTGGCGAGCCTCCAAAAGGAGATAGTATGTGGCGCAAAAGTAAAACCTTCCTACACGACTATCAGAAGGCTGTAGAAGAGGCGAAGACGGTTGTCTCGGCAGGTTGCCACGTGTCTTTACATGATGAGCCATACGATGCCCCGGTTTACGATTTGGGTGTTAGAATTTTGGAGCACGTGGGTTTGGAAGACGTGCAAGATGAGTTCATCGCTTATTGTCAAAATTCAGATTATCTAATTAAAAACTCCTTTAAATCATTTGAAGATGGCAAAGAAAAGTAAAAAGATTATCCCAGCTCCGAATGATTCATTTACTTGGTATTTGTATTGGATATGCGAGCGAATGGATATCTTTTGGAGAAAGTACAGTGGGGATCGAAAGCCTTGGACGGACGATCCTATATTACAAAAATATAAATTTTGTAATACGTACAGGTGCCTCGACAGAGTTAGTCAGTACCTGTTGAGCCACGTGATTTATAACGGTAAACAGTATGAGCCGGAAGACATGTTTTTTCGGATTTTACTGTTTAAGCATTTCAACAAAATAGAAACATGGGAATTGCTTGAAAAGGAATTCGGGGACATTACGTACGAAACCGGGCTTGAGAATATTGCAAAATTCCTTGACGAATGTATTGATCGGGGGATAGCTATATATGGCACGGCCTATATTATTAATTGCTGCTTTTACCAATACCCCGAATATGCGCATATTGCTGGAATGAGTAAACATCGTGCTCATTTCTTAATCTACGAGGACGAAATATTTCAGAACGGGCATTTGTATGATTTCTTAGAAGCGAAGTCTTTAGAGGAGCTGTTTGGAGTGTTTAGAAAGATGAAAATATATGGGGATTTTACCGCACAGCAGTATGCGATTGACTTGAATTATTCTACCTTGTTCAACTTTGATGAAAATGATTTTGTGATAACTGGTCCGGGGAGCATTCGTGGAATAGAAAGAACTTTTGAGGACGCGCGAGGGTGTGATTATGTGGGAGTGATTAAGTGGGTTCATGAAAATTTTGAGGAGCTGATGTCCCACTTCGAGAAAGAAACAGGAATGGAATTTAAACCCCTTCCTAATCGGTTGCCGACATTGATTGATCTTCAGTCCACTTTTTGCGAAACCGATAAATACCTCAGAGCCAGAGGATTAGATACTCCAGGGGTAAAGGTCAAAGGGGTGAGGATGAAACATACTTATCTTCCTAATAAGGAAAGGATCGAATATGTGTTTCCTGAGAAGTGGGGTGTGATAATGCCTGGATAGAACCGATATTATGTCGAAAGCGTACACAAAGGTATGATAACTAAAGATTAAATTTATGTTTATAAAAGCAGAGAATTTAAACGAAGCATTTATTGCTTTGTCAAGAGCACTCGTTAACAGCGGTGTAAATGTAACCCGGCGTGGATTTCAATGTCGTGAGATTCCTTCAGCCGTGTTGATAGAAATAACAAATCCTATTGACAGATATGTTCGTATCCCGGAACGTAAGTGGAACAAAACTTTGGGGTGGATTGAGTCTTTATGGATTGCCCGTGGTGATAATTGCTTAGATATGCCTGCTGCATACGTTAAGAATTTGAAAACTTTTTCTGATGATGGGGAGTTCATGAGAGCAGGCTATGGTCCTCGGATACGGCGGTATGGAGATAATGACGATATGTTAATAACGACTGACGGACGTAGAATGCGCCGACAGTACAAAAACGGAAAGTCCGGTAACAGAAAAGAACCATCAATGTATCAGAACGTGACTGACCAATTGCGCTTCGTTGTTGAAAAGTTTAAAGAGGATATAGACACTCGGGAAGCAGCTATTACAATTCACGATCCAATTTCTGATGATTTTGATGGAAGTGCAGATTATAGTGTTGACGCCGGGGGACTGCCTCTTTTAAAAACAAAAGACACCCCCTGCACACGTTCGATTCATTTTATGGTTGTTAATGGGAAAATGAATTGTTATGTTGACATTCGATCAAATGACATCGTGTGGGGATTTAGCGCGGTGAATGTTTTTAATTTCACATTGATGCAGGAATACATAGCAGCTATGGTCGGCGTTCCGGTTGGGAGTTACTTTCATAAGGCGGATAATCTTCATGTTTATCAAGAGTTTTTACCGCTTGTCGAACAGGTTGCTAAAAAAGAAATCGGGACTTTCCCCTCCGGGACAAACTTTACTTATACCCCAACGTATAAAAGTTTAAAGGAGTTCGATTATTTGATTAAACAATTGTCTAGCTTTGAGTCGATGTGCCGGGAAGGGGTTGTGAGCAAAAATGAATTAAGAGGAGCACTTGACAGTATGTTTCAGGATAAATTATTCAGCGACTGGGCAAAAGTTATCTTCCGTTATTGGACAAAGGAAACAGTTGAATTTAAGAATCCATTGTTGAACGAATTGTTCAACTAAGTTAATTAAATAAAGAAGATTTCGTATGAATTACAAAAAGATTGACATTCTCTTGGGAATGAAAGATATTCAGAGGCTACCTAATACCCCCCATCATCGGGGGTACAACCTTTTGGAACACGGACTGGTCGTAGGGATGCTATTCCGTTGGTTTGCTTCAGAAGAGGACGTTTCTTATGACATAAATGTGTGGGATAAAGTGTTGATGCATGATTATGTTGAAAGCGTAACAGGTGATTTAAACGCTTGTGTAAAGAAGTTCAATGGCAAAACGGCTGAGGCTTGGGATATTATTGAGCATGAAATTTGTGAAGGTGATTCGGTTCTTTTTCCCTATTCTGATAGGGTGATTAAAGAGTCTATGACTGAAATGCAGTACAGACTTTTCAAATGCTGTGATTATCTTGATTTATGGATTTTTTGTAAGAATGAAGTTGCTTTAGGCAATAATACACAAAAAATTCATAGTGTTATGAAACATTGTAATGAACTTTTAGAAAAATATTCTGATAACTGGAATTATTTTAAATCAATTAAAAAATTTACTGAAAACTATGTCGGATAATAAAGGAACTATTTACGGATTAGTGGGCGTAATAGGTAGTGGGAAATCTTACCGAGCTACACAATTTCAGGAAAATTCTAAAGCAGAAGGTAGATCGGTAATAATTGGAGATTTTAGTGATGGGATACGTTCGATTTTGATGAAAATTTTGACAGGAACAGATTACCATATAGATGTGAATTCTGATGTTTACAGATATTGGAAAAATAATTTTCAGTCTTTTCTTTTACCTTTTTCTATTTATCCAAATCCTGTGCCGTATGCGATTGGTGTTAGAGGGCGTGATTTATTACAAAGAACAGGCGAAATTTTAAAAGATATTGCCGGAAATGACGTTTGGGCGAAATGGACAGGTAAACAAATTACAAAAATTTGGACATCATTGCCTGATGAAGATGCTTATCGAGCTAATATTGTTTTCGGTTCTGTACGTTTCTTAGAGGAAGTTGAAGTTATTTTTGATATTGCAAAAATGACTTCAAAAGAAGTTGAAATAATTTTCTGTAATTTTAAGTCAGGTAAATACGAACTAAACAATCATACCAGTGAATTACTTGCTAGGCATTTTGTTGAATTAGGTTTTAAAGATGGTGACGATATTACTGAACAACTTTATGAAATGTTAGTAGATGAAAGAATTTCTTGATTACCTTGAAAAGAATTTAATGTGCTACACGGTTGTTGACGAAGGTATTGTTGAAATTGGTGGTAGTACATTTGAGTTATATAAACCTGCCTATGATGGAGCGTTATTTGATGACGACTTTAATTTTGTAGGTATTCCAGCCAGTGATAGAGGTGGAGAATCAGTAGGGACTGAATGTGACTATTATGCTTATCGTTTCGGAGGAGTGTATTATATGCTCCCTAGGGGGAAAGAAAACGATGTAAAGTTAATTCGGTTAAAGTATGTAGGGCAAGCTGCTCAGGAAATTCCTACGGAGGTTTTCTTAGGAGTTCACGGACAATATGAAATAACTTCTGGCTCTGGACCATATAGCGAATGGTGTCGTAAGGCAAAATTTCTAGGGGTACATACGTTGGGAATTTGTGAGAAAAACAGTTTAGCCGGGGCACTTAAATTCCAAGAGGAGTGTCAAAAGAATGGGTTGAAGAGTGTGATTGGAATGGAATGTACTGTCTACGATGAGCCTAACGATTATCGTTTTACGGTTAAAGTATATGCCCGAAATGAAAAGGGTTGGAGGGACTTATTGACAATTAATAAGTTTATCAATTGCGACAATCCCAAATATATCAGTCTTTCTGACTTTAATGCTGTTACTCGTAATAATGATGATTTAGTATTATTTCTTGATCCTAAAACGCTTGATTATTCAAGACTGAAAGGGTTAGGTCTTGATGCTGTAATATATCAACTTGATCCCGTTGAATATACTGATAATAGTCGGGATGAAAAGTATTTAAAGAACCTGAAAGCCTTCTTTAAAGACAGAAATTTAGTTCCTGTGGCGTCAATAGACGCTTGGTACTTAGACGAAGAATATAGTTGTATAAGACCTCGGTTACAGAGTATAGGGGGTACAACTGCGTACGATAGTGACAATCAATACTTTAAAGCTAACGACCAATATTTTCTTGAGTTAGCTTCTATGTTTCCTGACACTGAACAGGGATTTGAAGACGCTTATTCAAGATTCACCGACGCAGTTGATTTATTGAAAGATATTGCTGATGCAATTGATTTTACAATTGACGTAAAGAAGCGTCATTTACCCCGCTACAAAATGACTCCGGAAGAGGCTTCACAGTTTGAAACGAATGAAGATCTCTTTTGGTCTCTTATTGAGAAAGGGCTAGAGGCACACCCAGACTTACTTGAGGACTGGGGTGATGATGTCATAGCAGAGCGAATAGATCGTGAAGTAGGTGTTATTAAGCTAGGAGAGGCGATTGATTATTTCTTAATTACATGGGACATTATAAACTGGTGCCATTGTAATGGGATAATGACAGGTATTAGCCGTGGTTCTGCAGGGGGTTGCCTTGTTTCCTACTTATTGGGGATTACAAAGTTGGACCCAATGAAATACGACTTATTGTTTGAGCGTTTTTTGAATGCAGGACGTGTTAAGGTATCCCTCCCTGATATTGACTGCGATTACCCCGGTGAGGACAGACCTCGTGTGAAAAAGTACATGGAAGAACGGTACGGATGGAAACAGGTTTGCTCAGTAGGAACGTACAGTGCATTACAGTTGAGAGCAGCCATTAAAGATATGGCTCGTGTATATGGGTTGAATTTTCAAGAAACAAACGAGATGATGAAGGTGTTCGACGTAAAGGATCGAAAGCCTGAAGACTTGTTTAAGATTGCTTGTGCTCATAGCCGGGTTAAAGAGTTTGTAAAAGCTCACCCCGATTTGATAAACGAAGTGATGTTGATTATGCCAGCTCCTAAAGCGCAATCAATTCATGCCTGTGCAATGATGGTATTTCCTGATGAACATGATATGTTCCGGTGGGTTCCTATCAGGAAGCAGGGAGAAGACTACGTGACAGAGTGGGAAGGTGGCGAAATGGACGCAGCGGGATTTTTGAAAGAGGACGTATTAGGGGTAAAACAGTTTGATAAGTTTCAGGATATGGTAAGACTTATCAGGGAGAATGAAGACGTTGACCTTGATATTTTCAGCGTACCTCTTGATGATGCTGAAGTGTACAGGTATTTTCAGAATGGGTGGAACGAGGACAATTTTCACTTTGGAAGTAGCGGATTGACGGGGTATTGTAAACAAATGAAGCCAGAGAATATAGAGGATTTGATTGCAGCTATTTCATTGTATCGCCCTGGAGCGATGGAAAATAATTTTCACAACGAGTATGTCTCTCGTAAAGAAGGTAATCAGAAGGTTGAATATTTCGTTGGTACGGAAGCAGTGTTGCAAAACACTTATGGAGTGTTTTGCATTGCAGAAGACAGTGAAGTATTGACGGAGCGTGGGTTGGTAAAAATTCAAGACATTATTCCAGGAAAAGATAGGGTTAAAACTGAAGATGGCAGCTATCAAACCGTGTACCTTAAAAAAGATAATGGTATGCGTGAAGTGGTGAGGGTTGTGTCTAATTTTGGGCGTGAAGTTGTTTGTACCCCTAATCATAAGTTATTAACAAAGAGGGGTTGGGTTGAGGCTCAAAATTTGGTTAAAAATGATGAGTTATGTTGTTGGTTTGAACAGCCCGCAAGGATTGATAATTTAACCGAAAAAGAAAACCTTGAACACTGGCTTATAGGTTTTTTCTTAGCGGAGGGTACTTGTGGCTCCACGCCGTATTTTTCCGTATCCAATAAGAGGGTTGCGGAAAAAATTAAGAATTTGCTACTTGAATTGTTATCTGATGTTACCGTGGATATAAAAGAATATCCACATAAACATAAATCGGGTAGAATTGGCGTCTCCACCAGAGTGTCCGTAAAAAGCAGGCATGGAAATAATGGGTATTTTAATAAGGATTACAAGCCTAACCCGTTTATTCAGTTATTAAAGAAATGGGGCATTTGGGGGCAAACTTGTTATACAAAGAGGTTGCCCGTAAATTATTCTCTATCCATGCTTGCAGGTTTATTGGAGGGTGATGGATGTTTAACAAATTACACATTAAGAATGTGTAATAAAGAATTGCTAAAAGATGTGTACATGGGTTTGCAGTCATACGGCGTACATTCTTCATTTTTTCACCAAAAAGATGCGATGGCTGTAAGTTGGAATGATATTAACCATATTCTCCCATTAAGATTATTTGATACTAAGAAGCTAAAACGAAAATCATCAACAAATTATGGATGGGGTAGGGTGAAGCGTGTGGTTGAATTAGAACTTCCTAAACGAGTATATGATTTAAGCGTTGAAAACATACATAGCTTTACCGTAAGTGGCTGTGTGGTAGCGAATTGCTATCAGGAACAAATTATGCAGCTATGCCGAGAGTTAGGAGGGTTATCATTGGTAGAAGCCGATGACGTGCGTAAGGCGATGGTGAAGAAGAAGTATGAAGCTCTCCAGCAGTATAAAGAACGGTTTATTCCTTATTATCGGGATAATTATGGCGTAAGCCAGGAATATAGTGAAAAGGTATGGGACGCTATTGATAAGGCTTCGACGTATTTATTTAATAGATGCATTTCTGGGAACGAGAGGATTAAACGTCATAGCCGGACTAATGGGGCTTGGCATCCAACTATTGCTGAAATGTATCGTGTAAAACATGATAGAAAGTGGGCATTCGATAATGGCCATGGTGCATTACATGATAAATATAAATACAAGGGGTACGGAAGTTCTTGGTCTTTAAATGAAAAAGGGGATTTAGTTCTTAATGAGATTAAAGACATTTATTTTCAAGGTATTCGAGAAACTTTAACGATTAAACTTGAAAATGGCTCAAAGATTACCGTGACAGGAAATCATAAATTTCCATTACCAGATGGTCGACAAGTTAAAGCTGAAAATTTACGTGTTGGGGACGAATTGTATTTGTATGATAAAAATGTGAACGATTGGGTTGGAGGAAATTTCACAGACCAATTTGGATATCTTCCATATACACCCTCGTCAAAGGTTGAGAAATTTGTGTTAAATTCCAAAAAGGGTCACGAGGGGTTTACGACTAAAGGGGAAACGAATTGGAAGAAGTGGGATAAATATCGAAGGGAATTAAAAAAGAATTATTGTGAAAATTGTGGTAAAATCCATAGGAGACTCGAGGTTCATCATAAAGATGGGGATCATGCTAACAATAAAATTGATAATTTGATAACAGTTTGCCCATCTTGTCATAAAAAATTTCATTATGAAATGGGTCGAACTGTCATGGGGCGCAAGGGGATTAAAACGAAAGTGGAAAGAATAGCCTCTATTATTAAGAATCCTCCGGAGGAAGTTTATGATGTTGAAATGGAAGATCCATATCACACGTTTACAACCGAGGAAGGGATCGTGACCTGTAATAGCCATGCTGCCGCCTATGCAATAACGGGCTACATATCGCAATGGATCAAGGTTCACTATCCTATTGAATATTGGTCTGTTGCGTTTAAATATGCTACTGATGAGGATTACCCTCGTTATATAGCGGAAATTAATAAGACGAGGGTTTGTACTGTAAAGCCTGTTGACATTAATATCTCAGATATTGATGTAGTAATTGACTTTAAGAATAAGTCATTATATTGGTCTATTACAGGGGTCAAACAAGTCGCAGAAAAGGCTGCAACACAAATTTTAAAGGAACGTAAAGAGAACGGACAATATTGGTCTTTGGAAGACTTTATTACTCGTCATAAATGGAAAGGTTCGGCAGTTAATACACGGGTTATTCAGAACTTAATTTTGTCAGGAGCTTTTGACTCAATAGAGGGGATTACAACTCCTCAAGAACGTGTGAATTTACTTGTTGAATATTTAGGGTCTATAAAAAGTAAAATCAAAGAAGATAATGAAATTTTAGTAGGTGCTGACAGACATGCGAATGATTCATGGTGGTGGGCATTGTTACAAAAGAAACTTTCAGGTTTAGCGTTCTTCGACTACGATGCTATTTACAGACGATACGGAGAAGGTAACTTTGCCACTAATTACGAGTATGTATCGTTTGAGGAGTGCTTAGACACCGATAATAGACCGAATAATGGCTATGTAATAGTTGCGGGTTACGTTACTGAAATGGAGATTAAAAAGACACGTAAAGGAGAAGTTATGTGTAAATTAATCCTTGAGTCTAATTACGAATTTTTAGAGGTGATGATATTCCAGACTGAATATAAGCAGTTAGAGTCGTTGCTGACCGGGAAGGCAAATTTGATGATTATTAGTGGATCGCTAACCTGGGATAACCGTAAAGAGAAAAACATATTGAGGGCGAATTATGAAACGAATATCGTGAGCCTCACGTTATAAATTTAGTGAAAAATAAGTTATGGAAATTACAACACATTTTGGAACAACCCCAGTTACACTCGTGACTAATGGTTTTGAAGAGCGAGTTGATATCGACCAGTTGACATCAATAAATTATGAAAATTTGTATGGAGAAGCCGTTACGATTAGTGCTTTGTTGAATAAGGTAGGTATGTTACGTGCAGATGCTGAATGCACAATGAACGAAAAGAAATTAGAACGCGATGTATGCGAAGCCGAGTTAAAGAAACAATGGAGAAGTGAAGCCAACCGAAATCAGGGTAAATTTGAGATTGAAGGTGAAGAGATTAAATTGTCTGAAAAGGCTCTTGATGAAGCTCTCCTATTAGATGAGGATTATCAGAATTTGTGCGTTGAGTACATTAATGCTCAGAAGAATTTTGGAATACTTGATGCGTTACAGTGGGCAATTCAGGACAAGTCAAAAAAGTTGAACAATCTTCTTAAACCTGTTACCCCAGCGGAGTTTTTAAATGAGTTAGTAGAAGGTAAGGTTAATACTTTCTTAGTTAAAAAGCAAGGATTCTAAGATAATTTCTTTGGATATTCGAAACTTTAAGTACGTTTTATAACGTTAAATTAATAGTTAAACAATAAAACAATTTCGTAATGAGTAGGAAAGAAAATTTATTTGAAGATTACATTAAGCTCACAGAAAGATTTTATGTGAAACCCTGCGAAGCAGCTCCCGATAGATTTGATTTGTATGAATTAAAGCCATCAGAAAGTAAACGTCACCCCGGAGGTAAGATGGACGATGTGGCTTTTGGGTTGCCACTAGATATTGCTGCTGAAAAGGTATGCTACATGGAAGCAGGTAAAGTTGCTTCGGACATGAAAGAGTTTTTAAAAGAGCTCCGAAAAGTGAATGAGGAAATCAAAAAGAATGTTACTGATTATCTTAGTTAATTAAATTTCAAAATTATGCCGATTGATAGAAGTAAGTATCGGGCAGCGACGCTGCAAACCGTACAGTCAGCTACGAAAGAAGCTAAAAAGTACGACACCTATTATGGTGGTGGAAAAGGGGAATATGCACCCTTTTGGAAAAATAGAGATGGTATTACAATCAAGCGTGTTCTTCCTGCACATGAACCGGGCGACAGCCCCTACGTTCCTATGCTGACAGCTAAATTGGATTGTGAAGTAGAAAAGAAAGACGAAAACGGGGATGTTATCGGAAAAGAAGTTAAACAAAAGAAAATCTTTATTGCAACGCTTCACGGTAAGATGCCGTTTGATATCATCGATGAATATATTAAACGGGTATATGAACTCGCTGAGCAGATTCAGGACAAGGATGACAGGCAAAAATTTTTGAACCCGATTACCGGGTACAAAATGGGCGGTAAATGGGTATGGGGGATTCGTCCTCAGCGTGAGTACATATATTATGCGCTTATTGAAGGTAAGATTTACCGTGACAGTCTGAAGCCAAAACAGATGGAAGCTCTTAATAAAGAGTCGGCTGATCTTTGTGAACAGAATGATACAGTTGCGATTGATGTGTTCAGCGATCCTGAAAACGGATTCCCTATCCAGTATGACCGTGGGAAAGATGAAAAGGGTAAAACAGTTGAAACTCTGAAATCTTTACCGTTGAAACGTAGCCAGGGGTGGGATGATTATTTTGCTGAACATGCCGTAACAGACAAGGTTCTTGAAGAGCTTGAAACTTATCCGAGCTTGAAAAAGCTGTATGTTGATTGTTATTCGAAACGTGACTTTGACTTAGCTCTTGACGGTCTGAAACGCTTTGATGAAGCAAATCCTTCCTACAATATTTTTGCCCAGGAAGACTTCCTTGACAAAGTTGAGGAGATGTCAAACCTTGTGGAAAAAATCGATAGTAAAGGAATTGAAGAAGGAGATGATGATTTACCGTTTGGGGATGATAAAGAAAAACCTGTTGAAACAGCTAAGAAGGTGTCTGTGAAAGCTACACCGGGGAAAAAGGGATTACCCTCTAAAAAGAAATCAGAACCCACACCAGAAGAAAAGTTGGCGATCGTAAACAAAGAGTTTATTGAACAGTATGGTGAGGGGTATGAGGAACTTGATCTTGAGGGTGATGAACTTGAGGAAGCGTATCAGTTATCACTTAAGCATGAAGACTTGGGCTATGATATTCCTCACGTAGACGGATGGGGTGAGGAAGAAGATCCCACTTCAGAGGAAGACCCCGAACCCGAAGTAGAGCCGGAAGCTGAAGCTCCTAAGCCTCGTGTGGGAAAACCTAAAGGTGTGAATCCCCCGGAAGATGCTAATAGTTCATCAGGAATGAGTGCTGTTGAGCGTATCCGGGCATTACGTCAGAAGAGAGAAAAGAAGTAACCTTAAAATTCAGGAAGCCCGGTAAATCATATCGGGCTTCATTTTTCTTATGAAAAAACCAATTGCGATAATTAGCACAGATAAGCATTTAAAAGAGGAAAATGCTTCCGAATTAATGGATTTGGCTTGTCAGGAAATTGAACTGGCTAAGAAGTATGATATTGGACATGTAATATGGCTGGGGGATATCTTTGACTCACGTTTGAGCCAACGTGAGGAATTGCTCACGTGTTTAACAGACATGATAGCTTTATATTGTGAAGAAGGAATACAAATCTTATGTATACCGGGTAATCATGACAAAACGAATTACGAAGGAAACAGCAGCTTTTTAACCCCGTTTAAACACCATCCTGCGTTTTATTTAGCCGAGATAGAAGAAGCTTCGGAATTTGATTTTGGAACTGGTGATATCGAATTTCATTTCATACCTTTTTATAGTCAGGACGTGTGGCTCGAAAGATTCAACAACCTTCCTAAACCTAAATCAAAACGTTCTGTTTTGTTCAGTCATACCGCCGTCCAGGGTTCAATTAACAATGACGGGAAGAAGGTGAATAATAAAATTCAGACATCATTGTTTAAACATTACGGAAAAGTGTTTTTAGGGCATTATCACGATGCTCAGCAGCCTGCTTCCAATGTATTTCATTTACCGAGTACTCGTCAGAATAATTTTGGGGAGAATGAAGATAAAGGATTTACAATTCTGTACGATGATTTGTCTACGGAGTTTGTGAAAGCTGATTTTGTTCCGTATAAAGAGATAAAAGTCGACCTCACGACCGTAACTAAGGAGGAGATGATGGCGTTGGCTAAAACGGATACAAACGACGCTAAAATTCGGGTCACATTAATAGGGGATCAGCAAGCTGTAAAGGGGGTGAATAAAAAATGGTTTACGGAGAATGGAATTTCTGTGAAAGCCAAATACACCGACATTGAAGTGACAGAAACAGAAGAAGCCGAAACTGTGCAGGAACTTAATGGGTCTGATATTTCGGAGAAATTTAAGGCTTTCTGCGATGACAAAGGGTATAATTATAAAGAAGGTTTCGAACTATTAAAACAGATAATGAAATGGGAGTAGAAGATTTAGTGTCTTCCCTACAAAAGAAATTTGGGAAGGAAGTGATAGCCGGAAATAATCAGCAGGGGGTTGATTTTATATCCTCAGGGAGTTTGTCTCTTGACATGGCGTTGGGAGGGGGCTATGCCCGAGGGCGTTTGATTGAGATCAGAGGGTACGAGTCTAGTGGGAAAACTACATTAGCTTTAACTGCTTGCAGGGAGGCTCAAAAGGAAACAGGGAAAGCAGTAGTATATATTGACAAGGAAAATGCTATTGACATGGATTATGTCGAGGCGTTGGGGGTTGATATTTCCCCTGATAAGTTTTTATTGACCCAGCCGGGAACAGCCGAAGAATGTCTTGAAATTATTCGTGAAGTAATAAAGTCAAAAGACGTATGTGCGGTTGTTATGGATAGTGTGGCTGCGATGTTTCCTAAATGTTATCTTGAAGCTGACGTTGGGGATGCTAAGATGGGGGTATTAGCTCGGTTGATGTCGGCGTGGCTTCCAGGCTTCGTAGGTGATGTAAAAGCTAACAATCTTCTTCTGATTTTTATCAATCAATTCAGGGAAAAGATAGGAATTGCGTATGGTAATCCTACCACAACCCCCGGCGGGAAGGCTTTGGGCTTTTACACTTCACAAGTATTAGAAGTAACAAAAGCCGGGGTGATCGGAGATAAAGGGGAAGAGACCGCGAATCACGTAAAAGTAAAGGTGTGCAAGAACAAGGTTGCCCCTCCATTGCGTAAAGCTGAATTTGATATTCGATTTGGAGAGGGAATAGACCGGGCATCTGAAGTGTTACAGGTGGCTATTGATCATAAAATTATTGAAAAAGCTGGTTCTTTTTACAAGTATCAGGGAACAAACATTGGTCAGGGAGCTGAACGGGCACGAGAGTCCCTATTAGATAATCCTGAATTATTAGAACAAATTGAAGAAGAAATTTCAAAAGTGATTTAGTATGGAACTCCGTTATTTACAGTTAGAAAATTTTCTGTCGTTTAAGAATCTAGAACACACTTTCGTGAACGAGCCTGTTTTAATCAAAGGGAAGAATCTGACTGAAATCGAGTCAAAGGAAACGAACGGTGCTGGTAAAAGTACAATGATGGCTGGAATTGCTTATGCAATCCTGGCTACACCGTTACGGAAGCAAACATTAGACCGGGATTTGATTACGTGGGGCGAAGAAGAAGCAAATATTTGGCTCGATATTTATTGCCCCATTCGTAAAGAGACTTTGAATATTCATCGTACATTGCGTATAAAGGGATCAGCTTCGTTGGAATTGACAATTAATGAAGAGCCTGATTCTGTAAAATTTGGAACGTTATCCGATGGAAATGCTTTCATTCTTAAATGGATAGGAATATCAGCAGATGATTTAAAGAACTACTACATTATTAACAAGGAGAATTTTAAATCGTTTGTTTCTTCCTCTAATACTGATAAGTTATCGTTGATTTCAAGGTTTATTAAAGCTGAACAGCTTGATGACGCTGATGATTTAATTAAAGAAAGAAACAAACCATTGGAGGCTCAGGTTAAAACGGCTGAGGCTAACAAAAACCGAATAGAGGGTGAATTAAGCGTCTATAACGAACAATTAGCTGCAGAGCGAGAGCGTAACCTTGAAGAGGAAAAATTATTGCAAATAGAGTCTATAAACGATCGAATAGACGAGACTGTTAATGAATATGATAGAGCCGAAGAAAATATTAAGTTAGCTCAAACAGGTATTAAGTCTTCTAAAGAAACCATCAGGGGAATACAAAAGAAGATTGATTATGCTTTGAAAGAACTTGAAAATCTTGAATCTATTGATTACCGAGAGCGTTATCAAAAGATTAATGAAGAGCGTCAATCTACTGATAATAAAGTTGAGGAATTACGCGCGTATAAGCAGACCGCTCAGAAAAATGCTGCCCGTCTTGAATTAGAAGTTAATCGGTTGTCAGCTATTCTAAAAGGGACAGTAACATGTCCAAAATGTAGTCATGAGTTTTTGATTCAAGACCCTGAGAAAAGCGTTGCTCAGATCAAGAAGGAAATTAAGGACTGTTCTATTCACATAGATAAAGAAAAGAAAGTAGCTGAAAATGCAATAGAAAGTTTAAATAAACTGTCCGCCAAAATAAAGAAATTTGATGATGAAACCTGTCAGGTTCGCTTAGAAGAGCAGGGGACAATACGGGCGATTCGTGAAGTTGAATCTACTATTAGTAAACTAAAAGGTGAAGTTCAACGTACACAACAATTAATCAAGAATTTTGAAGCAGAAATTTCTGACAACGAAAAGAAGAAGGAGCGTTGTGAACGAGAGAGTGAAGCGTTAGTTATCAGTCTTGATAAATTAGAAGCTGAAGAGCTGAAGACTCGTGAAGAAGAATTGGAAGGGCTTGTTACTTTGACAACGAAAAAGTTGCGTAAAGCCGAAGCCGAATTTGAGAAAATTCAGAAGCGGATATCTGATAATGTTCAGTGGGGGGTTCGGTTTAAAGAGTTTAAGATGTCTTTAGCTTGTGAACAATTAAGGATTATTCAGAACTTTGCGAATTTAGCTTTACAAAAACAACGTTCAGAACTGTTGCTGTCGATTGAGGGGTTTAAACGTGATTCAAAGGGGCGTATTAAGTCAGAAATAACGGTGAGCGTTATAAATGGAGAGGGGGAATATAAATCGTTTTGGTCATTCAGTGGAGGTGAACGTGCTCGGATTGAGGTTGCGTTGATACAGGCTATACAAGAAATGATAAACGGAACGAATGAATGGGGTGGGCTTCATTTCTTGACGATTGATGAAGTTCTTGAAGGGACTGATCCTCTTGGCTTGGCTCTCCTACTTGAATCTCTTGAGGGGGTTGGATATCCGGTGTATGTAATCAGCCACGTTATGAATATACGAGCCGGAGTAAGAACGTTAACAGTTGTGAAAGAAAACGGAAATAGTTATATCGATGAAAAGTAATCAAACTATAATTGGAGTTGATCCCGGAAAGCAGGGGTATATTACTGTAATGAGGAAATCGGGGATTGTTCACTATCCAATGCCCAAAGTGGGAAAGGAACTCGATCCTCATGAACTTTCAGAATTAATTGTTAGAATATCAGAAGAATGCGATGCTGAAAATACAATGGTCGTTATCGAAGACGTTCATGCTCTTCATAATAGTGCTGCTTCTGCTACTTGGAATTTCGGGTTTGTGTGTGGTATGTTGCGTATGGCTTTTATCATGCGTGGTCTTCCGATTGTTCTTGTATCCCCTAAGAAGTGGCAAAAGGAAATGTACGAAGGTATTAAGGTCAGCCCGGATAAAAAAGTGATGTCAGTGTTGGCAGCGAAGCGGTTGTTCCCCCAACAGGATTTAAGAAGGACTCGGGCTTGTAAGAAGCCAGATGACAACCTGACAGACAGTCTTCTAATTGCTGAATATGGAAGGAGGCATTACTTATGAAATTCGTAGTTGTATGCCCCAGAGGGTGTGAGCATCAGAAGATGATCGTGCCCTACCGTATGAAATATGACAAGGCACAGGAAAAGATGATACCTGAATTTATCGGGTTAGCTCCTAAGTGTTCTAATTGTGGTGAATTAATGGTTTTCCAAGAAGAGGAGAGCAACATACCAGACTTTAGTGTTAATGCCTTTGGAGGACTACCTGACGATAAAAAACAGGAAATACTTCGTCAACGGTTTGATAAAGAAATTAAACGAGGGGCCGGGGATGAGAAAGAGTTCAGAAAACGTAAAGCAATGAATAAAATGTTAGGTAAAAATGAATGAGAAAGAAATCTTTTTAGATGCCTGCAAAGGGCTTGTAATGAATTGCGACTGTACCATATTGGTGCTGAATGTAATGGGAGAGTATCGTGCCTATATGGGAAGAGAAGTACGGTTGAAAACACGTGAAACACGTTACAATGAAGCACACGATATGCAGGACATCACGAAATTAGTTCAGAATATTGGAATGAATTTTGCTGGTGGAATGACAGAACGGCGATTGATGGAACGTGTTCAGTCCATTCCGAAGGAAAATTTTATGTTCGGAACGGAGGATTATATGTGGATCACTAAGGTTGATTTAAATCGGTAAATTTTTGGGAAATCTTTGTATATACAAAGAATTAAGGGGGAAGGTATATCTTTTAGATGAAATAGATGAGGTTGCCTATGATTTCACTAATTATCCTTATCTAAGAGTAAAATCAAAAGTAGGAAAATTGTTAAGCGGGAATATACAGGTACACCAAGTGAGTTTCGGGCTGTTGAAGTATTGAAAGAAATTTACGAAAAAGAATTTGAAAAATCATTGATTTTTCATTGTAGTTTTCGATGAAATGACTATATTTGTAATGTCAAACAATAAACAAAGTTAGTCATGAAAAAGTTCAATATTCAATTCAACGGAGGCGATACAATAACAGTGGAAACAACATCAGCAAGAGAGGCTGCTCGTATCGCAAGAAAACAAGGCAAAGAATTGATGAAACACAATAATCAATCTTCTATGTATTGGATATGGGACGAGGAAGAAGAAAATCTTCTGTATATGGTTTCCACATTTAAATCGGGGAATCGTACAGTCACCACAATTACGAATTGCACCAAAAATAAATAATTTCGTTATGGCAAAATTAAGTCAAGAAAAGATTAACAGCCTGAGAGCCGAGTTGGTGGCTCTCAATAAGGCTTATCGTGAGGGCAATCCTCAAATATCAGATGTTGATTACGACCACATGGTTGAAACTCTGAGAGTAAACAGTCCGGAGGACGAGTTCTTCAAGAAAGGTATCGTAGAGGAAGCCACCGACCGTATGGAGCCGTTGCCTGTCCCTATGTACAGCCTCGAAAAAATCAAGACAATCAAGGACTTCCACAAATGGTTACAGAAGATGTTTGCTGCAGGTTGTAAGGAGATTGTCGCCACTCCTAAATTTGACGGAATAAGCCTTGTCGTTGATGAAGACGATAAGAGAGCGTGGACTCGTGGTGATGGTGTAGAAGGACAGTTGTCAACGAAACACTTCGACCGTATGTTCAATGGCGAGGGCGAGCATCCGGAACCACACCTTATGCACACGTGGGGCGAGGCTATCATGAAGAAGAAGACCTTTGCCCACCTCAAGGACAACCAAGCCGACTTCGCCTATAAGAACGCTCGTAATATGGTTGCCGGAATATTCAACTCTCCGGACGGCTGGAACAACCGCTTCATGGCAAACGTGGACTTCGTGCGTTATGGCTCTGACCTTACAGGCGACAAGTCAAGCGTTCTCGAAGAATTGAAAAGAACGTTCCATAATGTTACTCCGTATGTCAGTTTCTTGATTGAAGAGATAATGGAACTCGACGATGAGGAAATGAACCTGTTGCTTGATGAGGAACTTCATGACAGGTTTGATGCTGAATACAAGATTGATGGCGTGGTGATAGAAGTCGATGAAGAAAGCGTCCGTGAACAACTGGGACGGCTTCCTAACGGAAATCCCGCCTATGCTATTGCGTTCAAGAAGGAAGAGTGGTGTGACGTGTACCAGACAAAGGTTATCAGTATAGAAAAGGGAATAGGGAAGACAGGTGTTCTGAACCCTGTAATCATCATCGAACCCGTTGAGATTAACGGAGCAACCGTATCCCGAGCCACAGCGTATAATGCAGCCTACCTGATTGACCAGCATATCTGTGAGGGAGCGTTCATCGAAGTAACACGTGGAGGAGACGTTATCCCTAAACACTTGAAGACGATTGAGTACAACGAGAATGCGTACACCGATATGATGGATGACCTTGTTATCTGTCCGTCCTGTGGTGAACCGCTTAAATGGAACGAAACGCACGTTGACCTTGTATGCTCAAATGAGTCGTGCAAGGAAAGAGTAATCTCTGGTATGGTGTATTTCTTCCGCACGATGGGTTGCGAACAGTTTGAAGAGCCTACGATACGTCGTTTGTATGGACACGGCTATAAGACGATAGACACAATTCTTGAGTCACACGTTGCGGAGTTCCAGAACCTGTTAGGGAAGTCAAAGGGGAAGACCGTTTCAAGTCAGATTGAAAAGGTTCTTGCCGGAGTACCGTTGGCTCGTTACCTAACAGCCATAAATGTATTTGACGGAAAGATTGCTGAGGCGACCTGCCAGAAAATTTTAGACGGCTTGGATGAGAGAGTAATCGAAAAATTAAGAAATTCTTATCGTGATGAGTTTACAGCGGAGTTTGCTGTCGCTTTAAAGCACGAATGTGAACTTATTCCGGGAATAGGTGAGGTGCTGGCTTTGACTTTCGTAAAGGGGTTAAAAACGTATCTTTCGAGGGGAAAAGACAGAAGAGTCGTTATTACTTATGTACAGTCGCCAAAGGTTGAGACTCCTGATGGGGGATTTAAAAAGGTGTGTTTGACGGGTTTTAGAGATAAGGAACTTGAAAAGATACTTCCTCAGTTTGGTTACATTGTAGCGAATGGAGTGTCAAAAGATTTAGATTTGTTGGTGACAGCCGATATGAATAGTTCATCATCAAAGATGAAGAAAGCGTCTGAGTATGGAATTAAAATAATTTCGAGAAAAGATTTTGAAGATATGGTAAAATGATAATTAAAGGTTACATATATTGCGTCACCTGTCTGCCCACTGGGAAACTGTACTTTGGGCAGACAGTGATGTCGATTGAAGAGAGGTGGAGACATCATAAAGGTTCTGCTCAACGAGGCTCCGACCATAAGTTTCACCGAGCCATTCGAAAGTATGGCGAGGAGAACTTTACAGTCGAAGAGGTCATGACTGTTTCCGCTCCTACGAAAGAGATTCTGAAGAAGAAACTTGACTACGTTGAAATGAGGCTTATAAAGCGGTTCAACACTAAGATTGACGGGTACAATTCGACAGATGGTGGGGATGGTGGATTATTGGGATATGTCTTTTCTGAAGAAACGAAACGGAAAATATCCCTGTCAAGAATTGGGTCAAAGAATCCAAATTTTGGGAAACATTTGAGCAAGGAGCATCGAAGAAAAATTTCTGAAGCCCAGAAAGGAAAAGTTTCGCCAACAAAAGGGAAAACTTTGTCTGAGGAACATAAAAGAAAACTTTCAATTTCTCATTCCGGAAAGAATTGTTATATGTATGGTAAGAAGCACTCCGAAAGAGTGAAGAAGAAAATTTCTGAATCTTTATGCGGTGAGAGGAATCCTTTCTTTGGTAAGAAACATTCTGAGGAAACTCGTAGGAAGATGTCCGAGGCAAAAAGGAGGAATCGTTATGAGATATTGGTACAGAGACCGTGATTATTGGTACGTTGGATTTTCTTACGACGCTCAATTAGTGAGTCAAGTTAAGAAATTTCCAGGTGCGGGATACAATCCCCAAAACAGGGAGTGGTACATTTCGTTCTCACTTGTCACGGTGAACCCGTTGAAGAAGTGGCTTGAGGAGAACGGATTCAAGGAGGGAATGAACTACGTTCCCTCTCGTCGGGTGATTGATTATGAGGAACCCGAAGAGGTGATAACAGCGGAGGAAGTTGAGCAAGCTTGTAAGGAGATAGGAATGAAGCGAATTCCCCGTCCCTATCAGTGTGAGGGAGTTGCCTATATGATAAATCATGGAAACTGTATTAATGGGGATGATTGCGGTCTCGGAAAAACTGCACAGCAACTGATTGTTATTGAGTTACTTAACTCATTTCCAGCATTAATTATTTCCCCGGCTTCGGTGAAATATAATTGGAAGAAGGAGTGGCTTAAGTGGAACCCCAATCGGAAGATCGGCGTTATTGAAAGAAAGAAGAAATTTGACTCAGCCGTTTGGGATAATGATGTTGTTATAATTAACTTCGATATCCTGGGAGAAAGGAATATGGAAAAGCCGACTGCTAAGTTTCAAGAGCTTTTGAAAAAGCGATGGGCAGCCTGTGCCATAGATGAGATTCATTTTCTGAAGTCTGAGAAAGCCCTACGCACAAAGATGGCTAAAAAGATAACTAGCAAGATACAACATGTGTGGGGGTTGACGGGGACTTTGACTCAAAATCGCCCGGCTGATTTAATTCAGCCATTTAAAATAGTCAGGCGATTTGAAGATATATTTGGTTCTAGTCAGGAGTTTAAGTTTCGGTATTGCAATATGAAACGTACTCCATATGGATTTGATTGCAGTGGGTTTAGTAATTTAGAGGAGTTACACGAGTTATTGAGAATGGGGGGTTATATCAGACGAAATAAAAGAGATGTACTTGATGAGTTGCCCCCTCTGATTACTCAAACTATCGATGCTCCTATCAGCAATTTGAAGGAGTACCGTAAAGCCGAATCAAACTTGCTAGCCTACCTTGAAAAGATAGATGTTGAAAAGGCAAATAGTGCTGTGAATGCTCCTCATTTGGTTATGCTTCAGACCTTAAAACGGCTAAGCATAGAAGGGAAGCTTCCGTTTATCATTACTTACATTAAAGAATGGCTCGAAGCCAATGAAAACGAACAGTTACTGGTCTTTGGGGTTCATAGAGAGCCATTACAGAAATTGGCGGAGGTTTTTAAAGCCCCGGTTATTCAGGGTGGAATATCGGGTGTAAAGAAGCAAGAGATCGTTGAAAAGTTTTCTAGAGGGGAATGCCCTGTATTGTTTGCTAATATACAGTCTGCTGGTACAGGTACAGACGGATTACAGGAGAATTGCAGCAACATGATTTATATCGAGTTGCCTGATAAATTTACTGATATAGAGCAGGTTAATTCACGATTGGAACGAATGGGACAGCGAAATAGTATAAACATCATACATCTTTTATCGACAGAAACGATAGATATGGAGATGAAAGACATCGTAATGAATAAAAGTTTAATAACGGGTGTAGTGAATAGGGGGATGAGCGAGGAGGAACTACTAACAAGAAAATTTTTAAGAAACAAACAAAAGTGATTTAGATGAAGACTTTTAAAGCGAAATTCTTTGGTTCTAAGCAACGTAAAGAGCAAATTAAAAAGCAATGTGAAATTGTAGATGCAAATTCGTCTTCCGACGTAGAAACCGTATTAAGGAAGATGGGATGGGTTAATATTCATGGTTTAAAAATTCGTGAGTTATGAAAAATTTCGTAGTAGGTCAAACGATTGCAAATCTTGCCTGTATAGGTTCAGATTATGTAGACACTGTTGGGGTAGTAGAAGGTGTTGGTCGTGATTGGTTAGTTGTCCGTTCAGCAGATGGCGAAGCTCATTTTGTGTATGGGGGCGCGTATGATTGTCTAACAGTGAAGGAAGAACCAAAACAATCCAAAAGAGAATATATTGACACGATAACAGAGTGTTGTGAAAAACCTGTAGAGGTGTTTAATTCTGAGTCCGATCATCACGATTGGAACAAATTCTTGCATAGACATGGAATCAATTAACCGGGAATTAATTACTATATACACAGATGGAAGTTGTACCGCAAATGGAAGGAAGTGTGGAGGATTTGGAGTGTACCTTACTGCTGGGGAATCTTATGTAACATTGCGCCGGGGGTATTGGAACACGACAACAACCCGAATGGAAATGATGGCTGTCTTAGCAGCTGTTGAAATGATTGATCCGAATATTCCTACGGCGGTTAAAATCATCAGCGACAGCCAATTCGTAGTTAATTCTTTTAAGTTAGGCTGGCTTCAGCAGTGGAGATTGAACGGGTGGCAAGGGGTTAAAAACCCCGAATTATGGAACAGGATTTTAAAGTCGATTAGTTTACGACCGAAGATGAAGTTTCAACTCGTTTGGACACCGGGGCATAAAGCAGAATTGGACAATGCGGTTGTGTTTGGGAATAATGTAGCGGATGCTTTGGCTAATTTTAAGACTCAAGAGGAATTTGAGCAAGATTTAGATTTAGTTGGGTATAGTTGGTTTTACCACGAAAATTCGGATTTCATTTTTATTGAAAAATCGGATAAGTGGGAGGAATTGAACCGTATGGGGGATGTGTATGAAATTGGACCTTGTTACCGAGCTGAAAAAGAAGAGTTGATTAACCGGGTGAACGGAACACATTTACAAAATGGCTTAAATGAAGGGGCGATAGACGTTAGTTTTGAAATTAATGAAATAATTTAGTATGGCACAATTGGACGAATATAAACAGGCGATAGTTAACGAATATCGTTCTACAAATAGAAATATATTCGTGAGTGCGACGGCTGGATGTCTTGGAAAAGATGTTAAGGTTTTAATGTTTGATGGTTCAACAAAATTGTCTCAAGAAATTTGCGCTGGAGATGTATTAATGGGACCAGATTCTTGCCCGAGAAATGTTTTGAAAATTGATAGCGGAATTTCTAATTTGTACGAAGTTTCTCCGAAAAAGGGTGAAAAATGGATATGTAATGATGAGCATATTTTTACTGTTCATGACCAATATATTACTCGTTCAATGAGGTTGTATAATTCGGAAAAGACTTCTGATATAGTTGACAAACATATTAAAGAAATTTTAAAATTTCAGAAAAATAATGGCGAAATTGGTCATTTAAAACTTGTCAGAACAGGTGTTGAATTTAAGGAAAAAGACCTTCCTATCGACCCTTATTTGTTAGGGTTATGGCTTGCAGAAGGAACGAAGCACAAAGGAAATCCATATTTTAGTATATGTAAACAGGATTCAGATATTATTGATTATCTTTTATCTTATCCTCTTCCAAAAGGAATTGAATGCAAAATAAAAGATGATAGTGAAAATTGTGTTCAGGTAAGATTTGTGGGGGACGGTTCTAAAAATATTTTTAGGGAAGAATTTAAGAAATGCATTGATGAATTTGGAAATGTTTTCATTCCTAAAAATTATCTGATTAATTCAATGAAGAACAGATTAAGACTTCTTGCCGGGCTTATTGATGGCGATGGATATAAGAAAAGTGATGGATGCTGTTTTTCAATTTCAACAAAATGGGAGTCCTTGGGGGAGGGAATTGTTTACTTAGTTCGTTCATTAGGGTTATATTCGTCTTATAAATGGAAACGTTCAACAATTAAATCAAGAAATTTTGAAGCATATTATTTTAGAATAGGGATTTCGGGTCATACAGAGATTATTCCTAACGTTCTTTCACGAAAAAGGGCAAGTAAGAGAAAACAAATAAAAGATGTGCTTCACACTGGATTTTCTTTAAAACCTATTGGAAAGGGGGCGTGGTTTGGTTTTACTGTTGATGGAGATAATAGATATCTATTAGGGGATTTTACTATTACTCATAATTCTGGTAAAACATTTACTTTGTGTAAACTTGCGGAGATGACTCCTCCGATAAAGAGTTCAATCTTCTTGGCTTTCAATAAGTCGATAGCTGAGGAACTTGGACAGAGGCTTCCAAGAACTGTAAAGGCTCAGACACTTCACTCCTGTGCGCTGTCGTCCCTGTTTAAAGCATTCAGCCTGAATTTTAGTTTGAGTGATTCAAAGAATTTCAATTTGGCAAAAGAGAAGATGGAATTCAAGGGTGTTCATCCGAAACGTATCCCTGGAATAATAATGAAAGTATGCAAACTCTACGACCTCATGAGATTTAACCTCGTACCAGACAATATAGAGGCAATAATAGTATTGGGGGAGAGGTACGGTGAGGAAGCTGACGAAGAGCTCGCTAAGAGAGCAATAGAGCTCCGTATGCTTAACAAAAGGATTGCCGATAATTACTTCCTAAACGGTGGAGGAGGAAAACTACCTATGGACTTCACTGATATGTTATATTATGCGACTCAATACGTTCACAAAGAAGATTTCAAACAGTATAATGTCGTGATGCTTGACGAATGTTTACCGTATGATATTCCGGTAATTTGTGAAGGGGATTTACATTTACCTATTGGTAAAATAGTGGAAAATAGATTACCCGTTAAAGTGTTGACGTTTAATCATGAAACAGGTAAACAGGAATATAAAGAAGTAACTCGTTATAGTAAAACGTTGAATACTAAGAAATGCGTGAAAATTAACGCAGTGCAGCAAAAGAAACATGGCGAACGTTCCTTTGTTACCTGTACGGTAGATCATAAAATTTGGGTTAAAGGTAAAGGTTATATTTATGCAGGAGATATTCAAGTGGGTGATGTTATTCAATATGAAACTTCTGCCGTTAAAACTCAGAAATACCGAGTAAGCCCACAGGGAAAAGCAACTCTTTCAAAGATAATGAATGATAAAAACCATTCAGAAGAGTATCGTTCCACCATCCCTAAACGCACAGGTATGGGAGGGATTTCTCGTGGAGGTAATGGTCGTACGAATGAAATCCAAGCATTTTTACACTCCAAATTAAACATTGATGATAAGTGGGTAATGGAAGGTATAGTGGTGCCGGGTTATGAATTGAAGAAGAAATATTCCACTCCTAATCATTATAAAGTGGATATATTAAGCGAGAAATTAAAAATTGCAATTGAATTAGATGGGGATTCTCATTGGAGTAACAAACGTAGAGAACAAGATAGAAGGAAGGAACTTTGCTTGCAAGAATTGGGGTACAAGGTAATTAGAATGCAAAATTATCAGTTGTTATATAAGTTTGATGAAATTGTTGATGCTATAAATAATCATCAGTTTGATTATTGTTTTAATGGCGTGGATTGCCCTGTATATTTAACCGTGACAGCCGTTACTGAAATGAACGTGAAAGAAAAATACGTGTACGATATTACCGTAGAGGATAACCATAATTTCTATGCAAATGGGATTTTAGTTCATAACTGTCAAGACATTAGTCCGTTGCAGTATGAAATAGTTAAGAAATGCCGAACCCCAAGAGGAAGATTGGTGGCAGTCGGTGACCAAAAGCAGAGCATCTATGCCTTTATGGGGTCAAATTTGGACAGTTTGCACGCTATCAAGAACGCTCCGAACACGGTTACTCTTCCTCTATCAATGACGTACAGGTGTGCAAGGGATATCGTAGATGAAGCCTGTAAATTGTTCCCCGATGGTATTGTAGCTGCTCCGGGAGCTGAGAAGGGGTTTGTTGGCGAGGGAGTGTTCACGGATGCGGAAGAGGGCGACTTCATTCTGTGTCGTAATAATGCCCCTCTGGTTGATGCTTTCATTACACTACTCCGCAAGGGGAAGAAGTGTACAATTCTTGGGAAGGAGTTTGGTGACGAACTTGTCTCCTTAATTGACAGCGTTGATGATGTATGGGGACTTGAAAAGATACTCCTCAACTTAGAAGAAAAACTTTCTAAGAAAGGTCTGAAAAACCCAACAAAAACTGAGGCTTACGATAAAGTTAATGAAAAAGTAAACGTTTTGTTAAGTCTTTACGAATACTTTGGTAGCCTGGACAAAGTGCGGTCGGTTATTTACGACATTTTTGTTGAAAACGCCAGTCGGGGTATAATTTTAAGTACCATCCACAAATCAAAGGGTTTAGAAGCGGACAGAGTGTTCTTTTTAGAACCGGGACTGATTCCCAGTAAATATGCTGTGACTGAATTAGCTATGTATGCGGAAAAATGCTTAAAGTTCGTTGGGATAACAAGAGCGAGAAAAGAATTAATATATTGTTAAACTAAAAGAAAAGCATAATGGAAACTAAAGAAAAGCAGACGCCTGCTAAATTGTACCTTATGGTTCCCCATAGAGTTCAAGGTGGGAAGCCACAGGGTGAAGTCAGAATTGTACTGTTAAGTTGCGATAAAATTAAATCGTTCGAAGGTGTTCTTCCTACTGAAGAAATTTTAGCTACTCATTTTCAATCTGAACGGGTTCGAATGAAAATAGCCCGAAGTAAGGGTGGAGAAGCGAAGTACATTCCTCAACCCTTGTATCTTGAAGTACAAAGTAGTATATTTGCTGCTATTGTAGCCGAAGCACAAAAGAAAGATAAAAATGTTCAAGGGAATTTTCTTGCTCTCACATTAGGTGGGAATATTCCCTGTTGCGTGATTTCTGCACAAGCAAAAGAAATAGTTCAAGATAATACAAAAGAAGAAAAACATGATTGAAATGGACTCACGCCCCATTGTGGGCAACTATGTTTTCCTGAGTAAATATTCTCAAACTTCAGGAGGGCAAAAGGAAACATGGGATCAAGCTGTAAACCGAGTTATGGACATGCACATGAAACAGTATCGAAATGTCGTATCTACTCAAGATATGCCGGAGTTTCTTGATATGTTTCGTAAGGCATATACACTGTATCACGATCAGCGTATTTTGGGAGCGCAGAGAGCTCTCCAGTATGGTGGTGAATTGATGCTTGAGAAGCATGCTCGCTTCTACAACTGTCTGAGCGGAGAAACTTCTTTCATAACGAATCAGGGGGTTTTTAAATTAAATGATTTTAAAGATGGCGATGAAGTTACCGTATTGACTCACAAAGGTAGATGGAGAAAAGCCATTGTAAGAAATTACGGAAAAGATTGGTTGAATAAAATTGTTTTTTACAAAGGTTCGAATAGGAGTGTTGTTTATGCAACTTCGGACCATAGATGGCTTAATAAGGAAGGAAAATTTGTAAATAAGCTAAAAGTTGGGGATAAACTGTTTAAAACTCCAAATGTATTTTCATTTTCTTTTGAGACTGCAAGTTTTGAGGAAAAATTGTACTGGTGTTATGGGTTTGTTTATGGGGATGGAGTTGTGAGCAATAATCATAGTCATGTTAGATTATGTGACCAAAAACGCAGATTTAAAGAAAGGTTTGAGGAATGCGGATTTAAAACTTCCACAAATTTATCTTTAGATGGAGATTTTTTCGCTTATACTGGAACTTATTTAAAAACACTTCCTTTGCTTGAAAAAGATGGTGTTAATTTAGTTCGAGCATTTGTTAGCGGATATTTAAGTGCCGACGGTCATTTGGATAGGAATAAATATGAAAATTTCCCTGAAGAAGTAATGTATCATGGAATTCAAACATCTTCTGTAGAATCTTCTAATTTCATAGAAAAGGTATTCCCCTGCACAGGCGCATTTATTTTAAATATTTCTGATAAGTGTGGAGAAATAACTAATTATAAAACAAGAGAATTTTGTAAAGATTATACCCTTTCAATGAAAACTGGAAAAACATCGAAGATGTTTAAAGTGTCAGAAATTGAGGAAAAATCAATTTATGACGATGTTTGGTGTTTAGAAGTTGAAGAGGATAAATCGTTTATCTTATCAAATGGAATTGTTACGGGAAACTGTTCTTCTACCTACGTTGACCGTGTACGTGTGTTCGAGGAAATCATGTATTTGTTGCTCTGTGGTGCTGGGACAGGTTACAGCGTTCAGCACATTCACACGGATAGACTTCCTGTTCCAAAGGGGTTCGATCATTCACAGCCAAATGAACTTTTTACTATTCCCGATTCAATAGAAGGTTGGGCAGAAGCCGTAGGCAAACTGATGACGGCTTATTATGACGGTCTTCCGGATATTGATTTTGATTATTCCAAGATTCGCCCTAAAGGTGCGTTTATTCGTGGAGGGTTTTCTGCTCCTGGACCCGAACCTTTAAAAGAAGCTATTGAAAAAATTCATTCGATCGTTGAAAAGATTAAAGGAAGAAAATTACGTCCTTTTGAATTACATTACATCATTTGTGTGCTTGCGAACAGTGTGGTGACTGGAGGTGTACGGCGTAGTGCCATGATCAGCATATTTGACGCCGATGATGTTGAAATGGCTTCTTGTAAAACCGGGGCCTGGATCACAACCATGCCTGAATTGTGTAGAAGTAACAATTCAGCAGCTATCTTGCCCGATACCTCTAAAGAGATATTTGATAAGATATACGAATTTACTAAAAAATATGGTGAGCCGGGTTTCGTATTTATAGACTCAACGAACTTTGTATATAATCCTTGTTTTACAGGGGAAACTCTTGTGGCGGTTGCTGATGGAAGGAATGCCGTTTCTATAAAAGAATTGGCGGAAAATGTAAAAGAATTTCCCGTGTATTCTGGAAAGTGGGTTGACAAAGCTGGACGCAATTCGAAAAGATGGAAACCTGAAATTAAGAAGGCAATAGCATTTAAAACAGGTGATAAAGAAGTTGTTGAAGTAACACTTTCGGACGGAACGAAATTTAAGTGTACCCCAAATCATAAACTTGCTTTGACAGATGGAACTTATTTGGAAGCATGCAAGTGTGTTGGGAAAGAACTTCAACCTTTCTTTACGATAAAAGAAAAATATCGGACAATTTGTTCAAGAAGTAGGGAATATATCAAGCCTGAGAAGGAATTAATAGAAATTTCTGTTAGGGTTGAATCTGTTGTCGCTTGTGGTGTAGAGCCTGTTTATGATTTAACTGTGGAGGATAATCATAATTTTTATATCATTACAAAAGGTGATGAGAATTATGAAAATTGTACTGGAGTTTTAGTTCATAATTGTGGTGAGGTGGGAATGTTTCCACAAATAAAAGATGAGAATGGTGAAATTCATTCTGGTTGGGGATTTTGTAATCTTGCCGAAATAAATGGTGGTAAAATACATACACCAGAGGAGTTGTATGAAGCAGCCGAAGCAGCTTCTGTTATTTGTACTTTACAGGCAGGATACACTCGGTTTAAAGTATTGGAGAGGTGGTCACAAAAGATCGCTGAAAGAGACGCTTTGATCGGTGTAGGGATAACCGGGCTATGTGAGAACCCCGAAGTATTATTTGATCCTGAAGTTCAGCGTCGAGCAGCTCAGATAGTTGTTGAAACGAACAAAAAGATAGCGAAGATGATTAATATCAGCCCGGCAGCACGGTGTACAGTTATCAAGCCCTCGGGAAACAGTTCCCAATTACTGGGGACACTATCGGGTATAACTCCGGGTCATTCTCGCCATTATATTCGTCACATTCAAGCCTCCGACACCGAACAAGCTATTCAGGAATGGGAAAGAGTAAACCCCGAATGCGTTGAAACATCTGTGTGGGCACCAGACCGGGAAAAAGTGATCGCTTTTCCTGTTACATTGCCGGAAGGGGCGTTACTGAAACAGAATTTGTCAGCTATCGACTTTTTGAAGTTGGTTCTTCTGACTAAGGAAAATTGGATAGAGTTCGGCACAAATTTTGACCACCCCTCTACAAAAGAGAACCCCACACTCAGAATGAACGTTTCTAACACCTGTACAGTAAGACCAGATGAGTGGGAAGATGTTAGAGAGTATTTATGGGAACACCGGGACAAGTTTGGTGGAATCAGCTTGTTGTCATCCTTTGGAGATTTAGACTATCCTCAAGCCCCTTATACCGAAGTACTTGATGAAAACCAATTGTCACAACGCTATGGAGCTGGGGCTATTTTGTCAAGTGGACTGGTAGTAGACGCTGCTGATGTGTTTAAAGACGTTTGGGAAGCATGTAACGCAGCTATGGGTAACGCTCCAAATTTGTTACAACTTACCGACAAGGAAATCAGTCACTTTATTACAAGTAACATTAAGAACGGTCGTTTTTTAGTTGATATTGACGGTATCTGTTTCTCGGATGTCAATTGTGTGATTGATCACCTGAAACGTAAAGTAGAACGTCGCCAGGATTGGGTACGACGTTTTAATAGTTTCGCGGATAAGTATATGTTTGGGGACAGACAGCAAACGGCGTATTGTCTGAAACATGTTAATGCGTATCACAAATGGCAACACATTTGTCGGATGAGAAAAGTCAATTACGACAATATCGTGTGGAGAAGCCCGGTTAAAGAAGCAGGTTCAGATATCGGTGCGGCATGCATGGGAGGAAAATGTGAGTGGACACCCCCTTCTATTAATAAATGAATTATATCGGGATGAGGGGAACTATTTGTCTCTTTGTCCCGTTTAAATGCAAAATAGAAACGATTAAGACAATCAAGCAATGAACGTAGAAATTTTATTTAAACAAGAAGCACAGAAGAAGTTGTATGAGGGCGCAGCTGAATTAGCCGAAGCCGTATCGGCTACACTGGGACCCGTTGGACATACAGTAATTATCGATAAGGGGTACGGCATCCCGCATGTGACAAAGGACGGAGTAACGGTGGCTCGAGCGTATGATACCAGCGATCCTATGAAACGTATGGGGGCTACACTTGTGAAAACCGTGGCTGCCAAGACTTGTGATGAAGCCGGGGATGGTACAACGACTGCTACGATTTTAGCTACTGCTTTGATGAGGGAAGGAATGGGGGTGATGCCGAGCATTAAAAATCCTCAGATGTTTAAAAAAGGGATTGAAACGGCTAAAGACCGGGCGGTTGATTTTATTCAGCAAATGTCAACCCCTATCGAAGAAGGGGAATTTGATCGGGTTCTTCAGATTGCTACTATCAGTGCGAATGGGGATAAGGAGATTGGTACAATTATCAGTGAAGCTATTGGAAAGGTCAGCAATGATGGTGTTATAACCGTAGAAGAAAGCAGCAAATCCGATGAAACAACCGTTGAAGTAACGACCGGATTTCAGTATGAAAAGGGGTTAGTGAACCCTTATTTTGTGACTGATCCCGAGCGTATGGAATGCGTGCTTGACAAACCGTATGTTTTGGTGTTTGGACAGAATATCAATTATGTTCAGGAAATTCTTCCTATTGTTCAGACCGTGTACTCAGCTAAAAGAGGATTGTTGATTATTGCGCCGAACATGACAAATGATGTCATCAAGTTTTTGGTGATGAATGTTCAGCAGACAAATGGGCTGAAAGCCTGCTTTGTCAAAGCACCGGGTTATGGTCAAATTCAAAAGGATTTGATAGAAGACCTAGCTATTAAATTGGGGGCGCAGGTTATTGGAGATGAATATGGGCACCCCGTTGAGCAAACTGCGTCATCTTCTACTGAATGGTTAGGCGAATGTGATCGGGCGGTTATTACAACGACTCGTACTGTGATCATAGGTGGAGCGGGTTCAGACAAGGATATAAATACCCGAGTTGAGGCTATTAAACACCTTATGGACGGTGTAACGAACGCCTACGACATCGAAAAATACAAAGAACGTATTTCAAAATTAACTGGGGGAGCTGCTGTGGTATATGTGGGGGCGAAGAGCGAAGTTGAAATGAAGGAACGAAAAGACCGTGTTGACGATGCCATAGCTGCTACTCGCGCAGCTATTGAAGAGGGGTATGTCCCCGGTGGAGGTACTATGCATTTCAGAGCTGCGGAAATGCTTGATAAATATCTGAGGGATACTGTTTGTCCGGATGATTCTGATTTTCGAGCAGGAGTAGTTATTGTTAGGGAAGCTCTTCAAGCTCCGTTCCGTCAGTTGTGTGAAAACGCTGGTTTAAAGCCTGATAAAATTGAAGTATTGATAGCTAATAAGCCCAATTGGATGGAGGGTTTTAATCCGGTTAAAGAAGAAGTTACAGACATGTTCAAGGCAGGAATTATTGATCCTACCAAGGTTGCTCGTGTGACGCTTGAAAATGCCGTTTCTGTGGCTATACAGTTCCTTAATACTTCTTGTGCTATGGCTGCTAAATCTGAAAAAGATGAGAAATAATGAGTCAAAAACAAATTGGTCCAGGGGATATATGCCGTGTTCGTCATAACGAGAGCGGGCACGGCTTCAAGGAAAATACACTGGTTGTAATTAAGGAATGTTATCCCAGATTCAGTGAGTTTCCTACTAGGTTTAAGGCTGCTACTCGAAAAGAGTGGTGGTATGTAGGTATAGACGATATTACGTTGTTTAGTAAGTATAAAGAAGAAGATGCTGAATATTAAAATAGAAAATAATGTATTTTGAAGTAAGAACAAAACGGTTAACAGTTACCGAAAAGAACACCTACAAAACTGTTAAGGAGCTTCGTTTGTTTGAAGCTGTAAGTTATACCGAAGCTGAATCTTTATCCCATGTATACATGGGAAAGGAATTCCCTAAAGAAGATTTTCGCATTGCAAAAATTTCTGAAAGTAAAATCCAAAATGTCGATTTTCTGGATAATGAATGTGAAATGCCGTTCTGGAAAGTAAAGCTGAACGAACTTCACGAAAACGAAAATGGGAAAATTAAGAAAACACCCTCTTTTATATTGGTTCAGGCAGATTCGAGTTCCATGGCGGTGGAACAGGCTGATATTTCAGCAAGAACACTTCCGTGCCCGACCGAAATTGTAAAGGTTGAACTTACAAAAATTTGTGCGGTTATTGAACGTCCAAAAGAAGAAACCCCAGCTAAAGCTGATAAGCCAAAGAAGAATAAGAAGTAAGTTTAAAGCCTCGGGAATTCCCGAGGCTAAATCAAAACAGTTATGGTGAATGTTATTTATTCGGGAATTGGTTTACTGTTAACTGCTATTTGTGGGTGGGGGGTAATCTATTATAAAAGAAACCGAAGGAAATTAAAGTGCCTTCGAGTGAAATGTTACCTGACAGCACACCCAACGAATGGAATTCCTTCTGAATATTTTATTGATGCTTTCGAGCGCAAATTCAACCACTGTCGAATAGAGGAGTCTAAAGACTTTATAAAGGTTAAGTTAGAGCACGTTTCTGTGGCGTATATACAGTGTAAAGGTGGGATATTGAAGATTGATCTCTATTGTTCGTCCCCGGAAAATAACGAGGTTCATAGATTCCTAAAGGAGTGGAATAATAAAGAAGAGTGGAAAGCCGTTTCATCTTTGATGGATTGCGGTTGTTACTGTATGAAAATGTAATATGGCAGAAGAAAAACGAGAATTGACGGTTGAGGAAAAGGAGCGTATTATGAAGAACGCTCCAGACTATATTATAGAATCTTCGGATATAGTTAAGGATTTGTTTGTAGCAGCGGAGTGGGCTAAAGAAGAGCGTGATCTTTCCCCTAAACGTTACTACACCCTAATTCTGAATGAAGGTACAGACGATGAAAAGGAGGTAGAAATAGACTTCCAGCAAACAGTGAATGTGGGGGCGTATGTAAAGACTTATGGTGGTGATTTGACGGCTGTACGTAGCGCAAACGCTAAACGTTTACAGTATCTCAAATTAGACCATACTTATCAACGTGCCGTTATAGCTCTCAATAAAGCACTAGGAACTAAGTACAGACGTTCCCGGAACATTGTAGATTACACGGGTACAATAATGGAATTGTTTGGTAAATTCTATACTATCACTGATGTTGCTAAGGTGATGGCAAAGGAGTATCGAATAAAGGTTCCAGAAGATGAGTTAAAGAAGTTTTATGTTGACAATCGTGATCTGATTACACGACGCCGGGCTGAGTATGTACTACAAAACAAAGACTTTCGTATAGCAACTGAAACGGGGCGTTTAGAAGTTCTGAATCAAATGCTTATTGAGGTTGAAATAAAGAACAGAGCAGCCGGGGGGAGCAATGTAGACCTCTGTAACCTCATTTTACGGATTATTGAACAAGCCCGTAAGGAAGTTAAAGGAAACGAGATAAAGATGACCGTAGACGGTCGAATAGACATCAACGCTACATTACACGGAGAAACCAATGTGATGAACGTAATGAAGCAGATGTCTATCAATGCCTTGGTCGTCGGTCTGACGGCAGCTAAAGCCGGGCTGAATCCTACTGTTATTATTAGCCAATTGGCTAATAGCTGGTACAGTAAATTCAATGGATTCAATGGAAACGTTATGGACGGGGCTAATGTTCAACTCCCAAGTGCCCTGATTAAGCAATACGATTGGGGAAGGATGGAGGAGGCTTCCGGACAGTTTATTGACGAATTTACTCCAATAGCGGAGGTTATTGACGAGAAAACCCCCGAAGCAAATGAACAGGCTGAAAACAAACGCAAGCGCATGTTAGAACGCCTGAAAGCGATGAAGGAAGCCAAATCAGCCGAAGATAACCGAGCGAACCCTATTACTCCCGATGATCAAGCTATGCAATTACGTGAAGAAGATGTAATTTTAAAGCCCGGTAATCCGACTACTGAAAATCCTGAAGGGGAATTTGAAGTAGATTACAATCAAAACAAAGGTAAACCCCAAAAGAAAGGTATGCGTGTAAAGGGGGCTATTAAGGAGTCTATTGGTCGTCACCAGGCTCAAAAAGTAGAGGGTGGTGAAAATGTTAATAGACTACTTGCAGAGCGTAAAAAGAGAGCAGCAGAGGCACGCCGTAAGCGACGTGAAAAACGTAAGAAGGACAGGGAAGCCGATAACAAATCAGAAGATTAATAATGGTACTTACTTCGGAATTTACACAGAATTTTAGTGTTTAAAGTGGGTCAATAAAATAGAAGGGAGGCGAACAACTTCCCTTCTCTGTTTAAAGTACATTACACCTGACTGGATGTAGCCGTGTAGGACCGATTCATCCAGGCTTCTTTTTCCATAGCTTCAATCATGTCCTCAAGGAAATTTAATGTAGCTAAGTCTTTTTCAGGGATTTGACCGTGGATTTCACGGATACGTTGAATTACGTGATCCCAGTCATCACGAATGATTTCCCACATTTTAAGAGCTTCTGGAACCTTTTCGCCCATACTAAATTCAAGAATAGTAGTAGAGGTGAGCATAGCGTCCATGCTCCCCAAGGGGCGTTTACCGAGTGCCCGGATACGCTCAGCAACATCATCAACTCGCTCAATTTCGGCTTCGTACAGTTTTAACATGGCTTCATGATAGGAACCAAATGAGTCACCTACTACATTCCAGTGAAACTGCCATGTCTTCAGCAACAGCGTGAAGTGGTCAGCCAACAGGCTGTTCAATAATTTAGCACTTTTGTCTTCTTCTTCGGTGCTTAATCCAGTGTGAACATGCATAATTCATTAATTTTAAATGTTTATAAACATTTTCGTTTACGGTACAGGACGGAATAAGTTTCAATAAAAATCTGAAGAATTATGGATAATTCATTGTATAATCAAATTAAACCACTATATTTGTAGTGTAAAAAATGAATCAACATTAAAAACTAAAAGCTATGAAAACATTATAACAAATTAAGGACATTTGTAGTAGAGAAAACAACATCGGGATGAGTGAAGAAGAATATAAAATATTCGACAAATATACAGATATGTTGCACGAAGCATGGGAAGAGTCGGAAGAATCAAAAGAGTCGGAAGAACCAACGGAGTCTTTTGTGTCAGAATATTTTAATAATTTCTGCTTTGAAGATGAATTTGAATATTTAGAGCAATAACAAGTTTTGTAGTGTAATTAAAACGTCAAACTTAAACACTGAAGTCATGTCACAGTCAAACGAAACTCCTCAAGAAGTTTTACTTAAAGTAAAGAAAATAAAAGCACTTGCCGAAAGAGGTATTGGTGGAGAAAAAGAGGCTGCTCGAAAACTGTTAGCAGCGTTGTGTGCTAAGTATGGAATTTCCGAAGAAGAAATTAGTGAAGAAAAGAAATACACGTACTCCTTCCATGTCAGAACCTCTGTTTTAAAACTCTTTTTACAAGTGTATAGTTCGATGTTTGGAGGTACTGAAAGATACGAAAATGAACTTCATATTTATAAGTCCAAAAATGGAAATGATATTATTTGTGATTTTACTCCTGTCGAATACATAGAATTCAGTCAATTATGGGAATGGCACAGGAAAAATTACATGATAGAGCGTAAGAAGATGCGGAAACTGTTTGAGAATGGATACATTCGAAAGCATAATTTATTCCCTACTGAATTAGACCCTAAATTCAAGAAAAAAGATAATGAAATGACTTTTGAGGAATTGGCGGCGATAGAAGCCTTAGCAAGTGCATGCGAAAATAAAACTTTTCATAAACAGATTGGGGATAAGGAAACACCTTACAGTGAAGAAAACGAATGGGACGATGATTGATAACAGGAAATAATTTCTTGTTATTCCTTTGTAAAGTTAAATTTCTGTATTATATTTGCCCCTGTCAAACTAATAAACAACATCATGGTGATGTCAAGAAAAGATTCCGAGTTTTATACTGTCCAGAAGGCTCTAAGCGGTGATCAAAGAGCTTTTACTACGCTTTACAATAGTTATCATCGGTCCCTCCTGTATCAGATAAAAAAGATCGTACGTGATGAGGAAGTAGCTATGGATATTACAATGGAAACGTTTGAGAAGGCTTTCCAGGCACTTCATCGGTACAGTCCTGAATATGCCTTCAGCACCTGGCTATTTCGGATAGGAATCAATTGCGCCATTGATTACATTCGTAACAATAAAAACAAGCCGGACAGCATAATTGAGTTGGATAAACAGATGATGTTCGAGAATGATGACCAGTTAGGTTACCAGCTTAAATGTCCTGATAAAACACCCGATGAACAACTGATGACAGAGCAGCGTTTATATTTTATGAGAGAGGTTGTGACGTTGCTACCCAGGTGGCAGCGTAGATTAATAGAGCTACGTTATATAGATGATTTCACATATAACGAAATAGCTGATGAGCTGGGTATGCCGTTAGGAACAGTAAAGGGAATGTTACACCGAGCTAAAGAGGTATTGATAGATATCGTAAATAAGAACTGGAGTGTTAAAAGAGAAGTTGTCAAAGAGTAACAGTCATGGAAAAAGAATTAAAGAACAAAAGTGTAGCCTATAGGAAAGGTTACAGAGCAGTCCGTGGTGGAAAGAGTTTCAAGAGGGTGCTAACGACGCCCGTTATAAACGTTCCTTAGAGCGGTCAAATGTCTCCGAATAGATGCCTTAATAAAATGAGGTGGTGAGTAGTAGTAATGTTAAACAATAAACGATTATAGATCATGTTAGAATGTACCAATGATAAACAGTGTCCCGAATACTATTCAAAAGAAGAAGTAGACGGAGAATGTGAGATGGGAGAGGCTGATGTTATAACTTCCACGACTCATTCCATAACGGTTGTTGAAACAATTGAAAGGAAGCCTACTGGAGAAATGTTAACCCTCAACAGGAAAATGTATTCAGGTAAGAATCTGTTGGTGGATGAGAAATTAGTTCCTGTAATGGCAGGTGTGGGAAACCAGATTGTGAGAGAAATAATAAATACCGTTCAGGGGGTTGTTGTGATACCGAATGAATCTGATTTTGATCCAGTAGCTGTTCTAAAAGAAATCAGAAGGATATTGGATGATCCTACCAGGAATGTACATGCAATACATCGAATAAGTGAGTTATTGATGAAGTATAATATATAGGGTATGAGTCCCGAGTCGATGGGAAATTTTTAGAGTTCTCTATAAGATTCAGAGAGTGAAATGAATAATTCAGGAGCCATGATGAAAGGTGATAATAAGTCAGATTCATGGCTCTAATTGTCTTTAAGAAAATAGTCGATGAGAGGTATGGAATCCATTTGCATATCAGACGGTTCTTCTAAATAAAAACCGGAGGGACAAAGATGATTGGTGGTGTGATGAGATGACTATTCTAAGTAATAGTAGAGGTAATGGTGGCTGCATGGAGGCAGGGTGGTGAGGAAATGCAGGTGAGGGTGATGGTCTGGAGGAGAGGTACAGGGATTGAGGGATTGTTTGAGGTGGATTGTGAGAGGTGGTTTGAGGTGGATGGTTTGAGGTTGGGTGTATTTAGAATCCGGAGCGCAACAGTCTCTCCCGCCGAAATCCCCGCAGAGTCACCCGGTATTTATTCACCACGACGTAGACTGTTCCTATACCCTACGCGCGCGTACGCGCACAAGGGGTATACACTCTCTAACCTAAAAACAGGTTTATTTCTGTCTACGGTGGTCACCCCTTAGGACGTTACAGGAACGAAACAAGAAACTACGATGGATAATGGCAAATCTAGAGGTATACATAGCCGAGCTCTTTACGTCATGCGGCTCCGGGTTTCGCGTTTTTCAGGGGTGATATCGAGAGGATTCCTAATACCTAATCATTTCTGTCTACGGTGGTCACCCCTTAGGACGTTACGGGAATGAAGAATAAAAATGTACCTTTGTAAAAAGGTTAATTATGAAAAGTTTGATAGATAAATTTAAAGACTTAATTATAAAGTACGGGAGTCCAAAGGTTGCTTGGGATAATTGTCCAAAACAGTTACAAAAAGAATTAGAAAAGAATTATCCATACACTTTTCCAACCTTATACGGACGTAAATATGGATACAGAGGATTTATATGCGACCAATATATAATTCGTGTCACAAATATTACTGACAGTCACCACTTGAAATTTGATTCTGAGTCACAAGTTATAGACCATATTGTTCCTATTATGCTAGGTTTTCGATTACATATTGATCCAAAATTAATTGGTGGAAAAGAAAACTTATGTATTATAGGAAAAGAAGAGAATTTATCTAAAAACGATAGATTAACTTTTAAAGCAATTAGAGTACTTCAAAATTGGAAATATTTAGTTCCTAAAGGATTAGTAAACAAAAGAAGCACAACAGTATTATCGATTTATAAGAAACTTCTTAAATAAATATCAGAAATTTCGAAAAATCTTCAAGAAAATTCAATCTAATTCCTTGGGGGTTGATATAATTACACCGAGGCTTCCCAAAGAAAGGTAAAATCACGGGATATGAGCCTGATATTTACAAATCCGTGGCTGAGAGCATGCGTCTATTTATACTTAATCCAGGCCTGCTGCATATTATCGCTCCAGAAAGATGCGAATACATTGTTAAAAGTGGTCTAAAACCCGTGGTTACTGAGGATTGGGACAAGGTGCTGGAAAACGCACCCGCAGAATATTCCAGACAAATACTAAAGAATTATCTTGGTTTTCATTGTTGAATCCAGAAAAAGTATTATGTTTGTATTGTCAAAATGAAAACAAGTCAAACACTAAAAACTTAAGGTCATGAAAAACTCTGTAAACAATCAACCAGCTTCTAATAACGCAGTAAACTTCGCAATCGTTAACAATCCTCAAAGTGCTTACAAGTATATTAAACGTGAAACTCTTATCGAAGATTACCACACTCTTATCCTGGGATGCAGCAAAGCTAATGTCGAGGTTGAGGCTATTGCTAATCCAGATCAGATTAGTAAGAAGAGCCTTATCGACAGCTATGTAACGATAGCTCAGAAGTACATGGAAGTTGTAACGGTTCAGGAAGAACCCGTTGCTGAAGAAGCTCCAGTCGAGACTATTCAAGTTCAGGAAGAAGTTAAAGTAGAAGACCCTGCTCCTAAAGCTGAAAAGAAAACAAAGGAAGAATCAGGTGAGTCTAAGGGACACCGGGGTACTGCTGAAGAACGGTTGGCTAAATACGGTGCAGAACTCAAGGAAAAAGAAGCTATCGAGAACCCTAGTAAGGAAGTTCGCAAAAGAATCGCTTCCCTGAAACGTAAAATCGAGAGGGCTAACAAAGCCCTCAAAGCCTGACCCCCGGTTACATTAAATAAGTCGTCAAATCACCCTCTAAATTATTTTGTCATGAGTACCGCTAACAACACCCTCACCGAAGCCCTAAACGAAGTCAATAGAGTCTATGAAGAAGCCAATAAAGGTTACGAAATGGATTGCCTGATATCAGCCGAGTTTTCTACCTATCCTGATGAATGGGTTGATGAACAAGTTGAACAAATCCGGATAAAATACGGTATATCAAAGGAAGAGTGGGAAAGAGAATTGTTTAATTACTTAAATCAATAATAGCCATGTTAAGATTCATAACAGTAACATTTCGTGGTCGCCGTAAGGGTTCGGTGGCGCGTATTAAACCTCAGAATGACCGTATCGAGGTAAGTCGATGGTTCAACCGTAAAGAAATCCTGGACGTGCTTGAAGCAGCCGGGTGGGTAGACGTAGAGCCTGAATCAGTAGTTGTAAAAGCTAAGAAATTGAGCGTAGTAGCGCGTGAACGCCGTGAACGCGAACTGCCCGAACATGTGAAGCTCCTTAAGAAAGTTCAATCCCTGAAGAAATGAAGCCATGAAAACAGATGATATCCGTAAAGAATTAAAACAAGTCCTGCAAAAGATTGACAACAATCCGAATATGGTCGGGTTCGCTATTGTAGCTGCCGTTGAAGATGACCGTGTAGCTCTTCATCGTTTCATTAAAAACGAGATACGTACTGAATTAGGGGAGATAGACCTCCCTTATGTAATAGCCAGTGCGATGGACGACGAGGAACAGGTAAGCAAAGAAGTCGAAAACGTTTTGATATCTTCCCTGATTGTGTACTTCCTACGTCATCCTGAGAAAAGAAAGAATTTTATGACAACGCTAATAGCTATGGACCATGTACAGATCAAAATCTAACCCCGTGGTGCTGTGGGTAAAGAAGATAGAGTGTACCTGCGAACACAAACGTCCACTGCACGATAATAAGATCACCTATATAGAATGCAAGTTGAATCCGGGTAAGTTCTGTAAATATCAGAACTGTCCCTTAAAAGACAAGGGTCATGAGCGAATCTGATAAAATCGTAGACATTGACCCGGCTGTTCCTGGTGGGAACAGTACGGGCTGGACAGTAGGTGATACCGAAAGTCATGAGTATCCCCCGGTCACAATGGAAGAAATTCGATATGTGTTCAGTCAGACGATAGGATACGGAGTCGAATTTTACCAGTACAGTTCTCATTTTATTGGAACGGTACAATGTATCACCCCTGATGACGTGATTGTTGTAACGCTTTGTAAGGACGGTTCTGTCGTTCCTACGTTACATGGACGTGTACCGTTCTACGCCGTTAAGGAAATTATGCCTCAGGAAAAACGCCTGAGCATACACCCCTGTTTTATAGTATCAATGTCAAAAATTCAGAAGTTATAAGTAAAATTTTCGGATGATTTCTTTGTTTATCTAAACTTTTCCACTATATTTGTATTGTCAAACAGTAAATAATATACGTCATGAAATCACAGACTTATCTCAACAAAATTAAAAGTTTCTTTAAGAAAAACGCTGGAAAAGAAGTAACTCGGTATCAGATGATTCAGTATGTATTAGAACCCGAAAAGTGGGAAAAGGCTCGTAAAACTACGTGTATAGTGGATTCTGTGACGAGTAAATTACAATACGAGGGGTATATTGATAAGGGGCAAAATGGAAAGTGGATAATATTAAAAGAGATTCCGGAATCTCTGACATCTACCCAAATTAATTCATTTAAATTCACTCTTTAATTCATAGAAATAATGGAAAAGGTTTTAATCGACTTAACAGAAGAAGAATCAGATGCAGGGTGTAACAAAGACGCAGCCTAGGTTCTTGGTGAAAATGGCTACTCAACTAACGTCAGAATATATTTCGATGTTTACTAAAATCAGTACATCATGAAAAAGTTCAAAACAGGCACATCTTTTCACATGGAAAGCGAGGACGGTTCGTGTCACACTGTATCAATAACCTCTGTTAAGGTCTCAAAGACGGGGGAAGTCCAGGTGGTGGGACAATTTACCGACCCAGCCAGTGTTCGTTACGTAAACGAACCAATAGACATTAAACCGGGGCGAATACGCTCTACAATGTATTGTAGTGCGTTGGTACGCTTCCTGTATAAAGGACGTATGCGAACTGGGGCTATTACTCACTCTACTATGAAAGCGTTCAGAATCATTAACATGGACCTGGGAGCAGCATGGATTCCTCTTCACGTGTTACGCTGGTCGGAACAGGCTGAGCAATTTGTAGTGATAGACCCGGAATACGAGATGGATTTCACTACTGACGTAAAACCCGGTATGGACATTTATCCGTACAATATGGAGCCGGAGAATCTTATTATGTTAAACGAGTTGACGAACTCGTATAAATCTTGATGCCTTATGAAAAATCAGTTTAAATGTAAAGTAACTGAAGACCGTTCAGTCGGGGATATTCCTCAACGCCACGAGGTGGGAATTTTGCCTTAATGGCTTTCAGTGGACTTATTTTCCTGATATGACATTGGAACAGCTTGCAGCTCTCCGTGACACAATCGACAATTATTTATCAATCGAAAAATCAAAAGAATCATGAAAAAGTTAGTATTACTTACCGCTATTTTGTTGGCTATGGTAGCCACAACACTGAGTCAGAAATTATGGTACACCGGGTACGAAGTAAAAGACCCCATGTATGGGCTAGAAAGCCACATGCCCAATAATCAGGTGTCCTTTGAAAACAAAGGTAAAGGAGTGTATGAAATTGTGGGGTGGAAGGTATCGGGTGATACCTATATTCTTTCCGCAACTGTCAAATACATTGGTCAGGAAGAGGATGGGAGTTACTCCTACTGGGGAGTTATGTGGTACAGAGGAAACGAGTTCAAAACTATACGCTTGAATACCAAGATCAAACTCTCTACTTATACCAGTGCCAAATCCGTGTCTATGTATAATGTCATCAGGCTCATTCCCCAATATAAAGACAAAAACGGGGACTGGAGTGGCTTCAGAGTTTTTAAACTGACCTTAATATGAAAGAGTTACTGAATTGTCCAATCCGTCACACCTTTTACATCACGGACATGGTAAAGGCGTTCGTACTATTCATCGTAGTAGTACTTACTATAAAAGTGATAAAGAGCTGCACAGAACCCGACCCGGTATTTGCTGACGGAACAGCGTCTTCGGAGTCACGGTTTATAGACTCCACCACCGTTGCCGACAGCGTCTTTACCTACATTTTCTTGATGAGGTTAGAACATCCGGATATCGTTATGGCACAATGCATAGAGGAGTCTGGGAACTTCAGCAGCCCTCTATTTTTACACGGTCACAACTGTACAGGTATGCGAGTTCCGGCTCAAAGACCAACTCTAGCTTTGGGGATGTTGTATAATCATGCCCGTTTCCGCTCCTGGAAGGACTGTATAGCCGATTATGCTATATGGCAGAGTATATACGCCCGAGGGCTTAGTAAAGACGATTATTTCGCTTATTTAGATCGTGTCTACGCTGAAAAGAAAGGTTATAGTGGGAGGCTCAAGAACATTATTAAATCGAGAGGACTGTAATCGATAACCGTAGGAATTACGTAACATTATCAAACATTAAATAATTTCGAAGCAATGATTGAATCAAATTTGACAGTAAACAGCTCGAATCAGGTTGAACGAGCGTTGGAAGAGTTCCGTAAACAGGTTCTCGAACCGTGTGGCATGAAGTTCTTAATCGTAGGTTCTCTTGCCTTGCACAAGTTAGGAATGGAAGTTGATGAACCTCACGACATTGACATGGAGGTCATCTGTACACCTGAACAGGAAAAGAACGTGTTTCAGCTCCTATCAGACTCTCAGAAGAATAATATGTATCAGATAAAGGTGGAGGAAAATTATCATTCGAACGCTGAACGGCTCATGGACAAAGTAACATGGAAGCATAAGCCGTACATCTTCAAGTGGGGAAACTGCTTAATCAATGTATGGGTCGTGACAGAATTCAGCCACACCTATATTCAGCTCCAGAACGGTATCTGTTATGCACAGGTGATGTCTGTTATCCGCAAGAAGATAGCGTATCAGCGCAATAAAGACAGAGCATTTCTTGTCAATCTTGCTTATCGTTTCCTTGGAATGTGTGGGGCAAATGGCAAGAGAACGTCCGCTGTATTCACCCCCGACAGGTGAGATTCCTAATGATTATAGGGACGACAGAAAACCGATTGACGAAAACCAACGTTATATAAACACGTTTGAAAATTGAAACATTTATTTATCCATTAAAATTAAAACAAAAATGAGAAAATCAGAATTTGTGGCAAAAGTTGCCGAAGTAGCTGGCATGGCTCAGAAAGATGTAGAAAAAGTGATTGACGCTTTAACCCCGGTTATTGTTAAAAGCGTTGTTGAAGGTGGTGAAGAAATCAGCCTTCCGTTCGGTAAGTTCAAGCAGAAAGTGAACGCTGCTAAAACCGGGACAAACCCGTTGACAAAGAAACCGATGAACGTACCGGAAAGTCATACGCTGGCATTCAAAGCCTCTAAGACCGTTAAGAAAGTCATGGAACCGAAGCCTTCCAGGAAAAGCAAGAAGTAAATCCGGGAATTAATATGTTATTCGTTTTTAGAATTTGAGGTTTTAATTGAGCGTAGCGGTCTTCGGGGTTGTTACGCTCTTTTAGTTTATAGAGTTATGGATAGAGGGTTGACAATAAAAGAGATATCAGCTAAAGAAACAGATACCACCTGTAAATATGCGGAGATAATTAGAAATCGAAACGAATTTCCGGATGGAAAATCACGTCGACGGGAACGACGTTATAAAGAACGCCGTATGAAATGTAGAGTCAAAACAATAATTACGAAGAAAGATGAAAATCGTTAAATGAATAACCTATGAAATACAATTAAAATGGACAGACAGGAATATTTAGAAAGTTTAGAAGCCCTTGACAAGGAATATCAGCTATGTAAGAAAGAATTTATTTTCGAATATTGTCGTACGAACAACCCTTATAAAAAGGGAGATATTGTCAAAGATCATCAGGGGAAAGGAGAAGTAATCAGCTGGAAACCGTTCTGTGGCATGACAGACCCCGATGGGCTTCCTACCATTGAGTACAAATGTCGGGTGTTGAAAGACGATGGTACACTTCCAAAGAAGATGGAATACCGTAGTATTTACCTTTGTAATATGGCAGCCAATGAAAAAGATTCCACCCAAGCGTAAAGAACCCGTCTCTTACCTGACCTTTACAGGTAAACGATTGGACATGTGGGAACATGCTGATTTCACTAACCGAATGTTTCCGGGTCTTATAGACCTCTCAAAGGCCCAGGACCTCCACGGTGATACTGTTTACCGAATGAAAGGTATTGAATCATACAGGATCTCTTATGCACGTGTAATTGACCTGGCTGGTGTTACGTCACGTTCTGTGATGGTAGTTCAAGAATCTCCCTCTAATACCATTTGGATTATGAAACCTAATTGGATACGCAGCCAGAACGCTCTCAGAGGAAAAGTCAAAAACTACGCTGAAATTCTTGACAAGCTTTGCCTTGGAAAAGTTCTCGGTAACGAAGTTACCCGAATGGTTCAGCGAAATGAACTCCTGATTGAAAACAAGCAAATCGAAAAGAAATGACGCCCGAAGAACAATACGCAGAATCTATTACGGCTCTTGAAGAAGAGTACGTTGCTGAAAAGACTCGTATCCTGCATGAATACGCTCGAGCCGTATGCCCATGTAAAAAGGGTGATAAAGTACATGATGAAATAGGGTGGATACGTGTAGACCGTATCTCTATCACCTATCGAAAGAATGACCTCCCTGAGATTTACGTATCAGGTGTAATGTTGACGCGTCACAAGGAAGTCCGCGTTGATGGTAAAACAAGAGCTATTAACATTGAAAATATTTTGAAATGAAAGAAGAAACTCGTCAACTCCTGAAAGAACTCGCTGAACGGTATGAAACTCACAACTTTATAGTTGACGATCCTGTAATGTTTCGTGTTCGAAGAATTGAGCCGGGGAACCGGGCCTTCTTTATTTGCGTATAACTCATCAATCACAATGTTGTGAGAAACTCTCTAATTTAATTACATTATGCAAAAGAATTTCATAAATGTAACCCCCGATTCGGGGGGGCAACGGAACAGTAACAGTAACTGCCAGTCAAAACACTGAAGACGAAAGAACCGAATCTATCACCATTAGTGGTAGTGGTGTCACTAAAACGATTTCTATTCATCAAGAAGCTATTCAACAAACTGTAAAAGTAACAGAATTCACAAAAAATCATTTTTGGTGGACAGATTCCCCAGCCGGAACAGTTGTTCCTGTCCCAGGATCAATTGATATTTCAGTAGAACTAGAAGCGGGTGTTACTTCGGGTTATATTACCTTTGATAGAAAGATAACGAATGCAGAAATAACAGATGATTATGGCCATTTTGATGACATTGGATTGGCAAATCCTTATAGCGTTGGATTCGGTTCTTCATATGCTGTGGATGGGGATTATCAAACCATTGAAGTTTCTTTTGAGGGGTTCACCGGAGTTCTCAAGTTAGAATTAAGCTGCCGATTATAATCTAAATTAATTTAAAGAATTTCCGGATTTTTCATAGTGATTCGATTTATTGTTTGTATGTTTGTAATGTCAAAATTAAGTCAAACAATAAATCGAATCTAATTATGAAAGCTATTGTAGAAAACCCGGTACCTAATCCATGCTTATACGCTTTGTTTATAACTATCATTAACGATATTACAACTTCCTATACTGAAGAACAACTTCGTAAAAATATGCGTTCAACAATGTCTATTTACGACAGACTTTCTGAATATGTTGATTATGGATTCGGCCATAACCACATGTGGGTATCAGACCGTAAAACAGGTAAGCGTTTGATTTTTGTTGAATTTTAATTATCGGGGAGAAATCCCCGAAACTCATTTTCTCCTAATACCGTTTAATTTTCATTAACATTAAAAATTTCGATATGGACATTACTAAAAAGAAAGTTATTTTTATTGACTTTGACGATACCCTTATTTCTACTCGTACAGGTAACAAATTTCCGGCTGGAATTTGGGACATGAAGCTGAATCTTCCTGTCTTTGACCAGTTGAAAAAGCTCCACCCGTTAGCCGTACTCATCGCAAGTAATCAAGGTGGGATCGAACTCGGTATAGTTCCACAGCAACTGTTTGAGCCTAAATTCATCTATGTCATCGCTTCTCTTCAGGAATATATCGGGCTGAACACCCTAGTCGCTGGTCAATTCTGTGCGGTAAATGATGTTACGAACGAGAACCGCAAGCCTAATTGCGGTATGCTGAACAGTATGCTTAAACAGTTTGAAGACATCACTAAAATTAACATTGAAAATACCGAATGTCTAGTGATAGGCGATGCTTCTGGAAAACCGGGTGATCATAATGATTCTGATCGAAAAACTGCTGAAAACTTTGGATGTGATTACATTGATGTAAAAGAGTTTATTGAAATGGAATTACCTGAGCCTCTATTTAAGGTCATAAACGTCTCAACGGGCGATGTTATCAGCCGGGACGGACAGTTACTTGAGAACATACCTGAAAGCGGTGTACGACAGCTTTTGGAGAGCTTAGAAGTTCCCGCAAAAGACATTACAGTCGTACCTCAGCTTTGGGTTAAACCCAAAGAAGCCTCTTGTCCTACTCAGAAAAAGCGTAAAGCACAAATAAAACCACTCCGTAATACAAAGAATCATGACAAGAATCAGTGATAACAAAGCACATGAAATTGCTAGAAGCCTAGCTTCTTCAACGTTCAAACAAAAAGAGGAATCTGTTCTGTTTAAAATCAGAGCACATTTAGTAGACAAAACCCGTGAAATAATGGGAGAGGGTCTTTATATGATTTTTTGTGACAAAACCCGGTACTTTAAATCTACGAGGAATTTGTCTTTGTACCCCAATGGAATTTTCAAAGCGTTCTTTCCAAAAGAATGTTCTCCAAATGAAATTCATCCGTTAATCAACTTCCCTGATATTCCACTTCCTCAATGGGATGAGTGGGGTGAAGAGATTTTGAAAATTACTAGGCCCGATGACGAATTAGGAAAAGCCTTGACGGAACTGTACCTGTTGGAAGTTAAGATACGTGATTTCCGTAAGAAAGTACATTGTACAATTTTGAATTCAATCAGAACAGACAAACGTCTTAAAGAGGAGTTTCCTGAGGCGTATGATATCATGATGATGATAGAGAACCGGGAAGTGGAAATGACAGTTCTGTCAAATCCACCGTGTGACACTATTGAAAATTTACGTTCAATCGTTCAATCAAACAAACCTCATGAAGCAGGTGTATAAACTGGGATCGTTCAGGAAGTGGTATTTAAGCCACTTCCTATACACATTGGATTATGTAAAACTGGGTCCGGAAAAATTTTACAGACTAATGACGTGGTACAGTTTTCTGAAACGTAAGAAATTGAACGTAAAACTGTGTGAATGTTCTAATGATAAAGAAGGTAATATTTGTGTAGTTATTGTAGACTCTGTGCATTCGCCTCAAATTGTTAAGTACTCGAATATAATTTTAAGAATAAACAGTACTTTGGAAACATTTCGTCAGGAAAATTTATGTATATATCAAATTGATTAATTTTTCTATAAAGCCATGAAAAGAGGTGTTCGTCGTAAGCCTTACAAATTTGTTTGTCAGTCTAAAAGAACCGATTTACGAATTCATATAGGACAAATAATAAAGGTTCGAGGAGTAAAGTATGAGGTAGTTCCAGAACTACGTGAAAAAGGTTTGCAGATGGGTTGTTGGGGCTGTGCGTTCAATCAGGCTACGAAGCGTGAAGATTTCGAAATACCCCCGTGTAGATGTGCTTTACAGAACGATAAATATCCGGTAACCGTTTTTATAAAAAGAAGAGAAATAGAATTGTGTTACACTTGTCACGACCTCTATTGTGCCTGTACAGGTGTTGAATCGTTGATTTACAAATTAAAATCTTAATATTATGTTAGTTTTTATTGATAACGGAGCAGAATGTAAGAAAGCTATCAACATTGCTTTGATAGAAACAGTTGGACCAGTTTCAGAATTAGATAGAACTGAAGATAAAAAGAGAAAAAAGTTTTATTTCTTTTCTCTAAACGGTTCAAACATTGATCCTATTATTTCCCGTAGTTATTCCACAAGAGAGGAAGCTGAAATGGTTCAATATTCAGTTGTTACCCTTTTGAATGCCTTGGAAGTATTTTCAGAAAGAACTAAACATGTTCCTGAAGACCGGATGACCCCGGTATATTTTCAGGTTATTGATCAAAATCAGAAAAAATTAGTCCCAGGAAAGATAACTTTATACGATCAACCCGTATATACTATCGTTATTTAATTATTATTAAAAGACCAATCGATATGAAAGTAAATTACAGATTTGATTACAAAAGAATGAACGAGACTGGAGGCAATGTATACTCAGTTATCATTCCAGTAGAAGTAACGCCAGAAACCGATGCTGATAGCATGTACGAAACGATTTTGTCTTTCTTCAAAGATCAGAAAATTCAGGGTAAACCTTTCTACGCACATTCAATGCTCGAACAGTTCCCTTCGTACTGTTTTACGTCAACGGATGAAATTCTTACTGATGGTACTTACAAGCCGGACAATGGACGCCGAGTATGGTGCCGTATAGAACCTATAGATGAAACTATTCCAAAAGGAATAACAACATGGATTCCTGGAATAGAACAATCAGACGGAACAATTTCAAGTGCAATAGGACTGTTGAGCGACCCGGAATTTGACGATGACATACGTCCTTTTGATGATTGTCCTTTTCCAGGTTATACCATTCAAAAGATTCAGAAAGAAAAGGCTGATAGCTGTCCGGCACTTTGTACCGTGAAGGCAGTTGTTTCCTATAAAAATAAACGATTTTTATATAATGTAAATGTCGCTACCGACTATAAATACTCTGTAGTAACACAGAAGGAATTTTTGAAAAATAAAATTCGTAAAATGATTTATGGTGAATGTTCTGTTGGCATTTTACAATATGAATTTTTTGACGCATTTTACAAAGAAAAAGAATTTACTTATACTGATGAGCATCTTAATAAATTTCAAACCTATTCAGATATAAATAAGTTTGAATTTTTTATACTACACGTTTTGATGAAATCAAATAACGTGGTAAAAGTAGCAGTTCCTAAAGGAAATGGAATAACCCCGTTACGTAGTTTGTCGTTACTTTCTTTAGAAAGTGAAATTTCGAAAGTTTATAAAAATAATTGGATGAAAATTCTAGAAATTAATGAATTAAACGGTAGCATTGAAAATGTTCCTGTTGTTTTACCTACAGCTTAATATAAACAATAAGATCCGGTTGGAATTACCGGATCTTATTGTTTATTATTGATAGTCGATTATAACTGTTAAAATAATATTATGGATTAATAACACAATCACAAATACAAATTGTAGGATCTACAGTAGAACTCTTCATTGTAACAATAATTTCTCCTCCAAAAGATCTAATATCATTCATCATAGTTTTAACTAAATTATAATTATAAGGATTCTGATATACCAGTTGACCACCGGTCAAATAGTCATCAATAAAAGTACTTCCATCAGACGCATAAGTAAACTTTTTAGAAGGATTACCAACTACTGTTATTTCAATAGTATCAATAAACCAACCTGTAGTTATAACAACTTCCGGTCTAAATGCACCTAAATTAAAAACACCAAAATAAGTATAATTAGATGAGAGTAATGCATTCTTAGGATAATTAAATACAGCTTCTAAAGTTTTAGAATATTCAGTATATCTTTTTTCAAAATCCATTCCACTAATAGTACCATCAATAATAAATCCTAAATCAATAATAGGATATATTACACCTGATTGAGAAATATCTATAGTTTTTGTTACCCCCGCCCCAGAAATAATTGAAATCATACTTCTTTCATCAAAAGAAGTATTTTTACTTGCTGTCACATTAATAGTCCCGTTTCCGCCTCCGGTATCCGGAGTTACTGTAATAAAATCTTTTTGCATAATGTTGAAATTTTAAAATTACACACACAAATTAAACACAAATTAGGAAGTTTTTGTTTCGTCATATCTTTTAAGTCTTTAAAGTGATTTGGCTTCCTTCGCAGCCACAAGGAAAGTTTTGTGTAAAGTGATAAATTAGTACCAAAAATCTTTGTAATTATCATTTTAATGATTAATTTTGTCATGTCAAACAGATTAAATCTAAATAATATGAAACCAATTATTATAACTGGAACTTGCAAAGAATTATACAACTGCGAACGCTTGCTTAAGCGATTTGGTTATATACCCCGTAATTGTTATCTAAAAACCGCAGATAACCACGAATGTGGTTTTATTCTTATAAACCGTGAAGGGGAATTTACTTTCTTTTCTAAGAATCCTTATCCGAATTATACAAATACAGTAACAGCTTCTGATTTTATGAAAAACTATGGAGCATTAGGAATTCGTACATGTTACACCTTTAAAAATATTTATTTAGTGGTCACTTTAATTCTTTTTATGACAGGAATAGAATCAAGTGAGCCTCTGGGTCAATGGATATTGGTAGGACTGCTGTCTCTTAATATCGTCTTTTATTGGAAGAAAGTACGTGAATGGGTAACGAATTTAAACTAAAATATCATGAAAATAATTTTGTTAGATGAAAGAGAAGCCCGTGGAAAGAATCGTGTAGAACAGGCTGAAGAATTGATTCGTATACTTCCTAACGATGCGCCGGAGCGCAACACATGGCTATTTCAATTCGGTATATCAGAAGAAGCTCAGATTATCAGAGCCAATACAAACCCTTCTGTAGATTACAATGTAATGTGGCGTAAGTGTGGAACAGGTTCTTTGAATATCCCTGCTTTGTCAGAAAGCCAGGTCAAACGAATAATGGATATAGTCGATGAAAATCCCAAAAACTAAGGAATGGTTTCCGAAGAAAGCTGATTACATTCACCGTTCTTCTACGGAGGGTTTTTATGCAATGAAATTCTTCGTAAACGGTTTAGGTGTAAAGGTGTGGCATAAAAAGTATGGTGATACATGGCTTTACGATGTAAAACTTTTACAAGGTACACCCGGAAGCTATGTAGAGCACTCAAATCCGAGTGAGGTGTTCCCTGTACAGCAATGGGGATATAATATGTTCGCTTTAGTAAATACACTCCGTAAAATTCGCTGTTATGAGCCTAAGAAGTGAAAAAGAATATTCAAAAATGATACGGCTGATCGAAATTTTAGAAAAAGACTTCGAAGAATTAACCGTTGGGGAACGTCAAGTCATTCGTAACAGAGCGTCTGAACGCTATGGAATAAATCAAAAACTGACTGAGGATCAGTTGCTCAATGCTTATCTCAGGTTTAAACTCATTCATATTTCACCTCTCGAGATGTTAACGTTTAAACCATACCCTCTAAGGGCTGATTTTGGACCATTCGGAGGTGTAAAAGAACGTTTTCCAGCGGTAACTGTAACGACATTTTCAGGGCTGAATGGAGATAAAACTGGAACATTTATTGTGAAGGAGGAAACCATACTTCCCATTGTAACTGTTTTCTATGAAACAGAACATGTAGAAGTGGTGTGCGTAGCTCCTGATGGAAATTTTTGTCGAATTTCGAACCGAGACTTTGACTTCGACGTATAACAAGTAAGTTTCTCGGCTTCTTCGGGAGCAAGATTACCTCCTTTCTGTAAATAAAAATGTTAAACGAAATATTTTAGGAGAAAAGTCAGTACCTAGTGTAAAGATGTATATTAGTACCATAATTTTCGGGCTTTTTCATTGGTATTTCGTTTTGATTATATACATTTGTATCAGTCAAACAAATAACAATGAAAGTCATAAACTCACAAACAATTTTTACCTAACCAAAATGAGTAAGGTATTTATATCAGTACAAAAATAATTTCGTTATGGAACTAACAATCATTAAGACAAACATTAAAGAGGAATACGGCAAAAGTGGTAAAAATTATGCTTCACTGGTCTGTAGGGGGCAGGAAGTAGGATTTATAAATGAGTTCGGAATTTTCCTAAAGATTTATAACCCTAATGTTAAAACAGGCGTATATAACCGTGTAGATTTACAAGAAAACAATTTCGTTAAATTATGTCAATTTGTCGAAAAGAATTGGAGAGCAATATATGACAGATTTGACCTATTGCTTAAAAAGCAATAAATTCTCTTTTGGAGTCGAAAACTAAATAGATCCGAGGAGTGAAAGGTTAGGTTTATTGTTTGACGTGTTTGAGCCGGGGTGACGCCCGGCTTTCCTTTTTTATGTATCATCAATTTCAATTTTTACCCTGAAATCCGCTTCTCTCAAAACTATATATATTCCATTATAATTATATATAAATCAAATAATTAATTATTATAATGGACTGTAAGGATGTATATAGTTACCATAATTTAAATGGATCGTGTAAAGATGTATATTAGTACTATAAGAAAAGCCCGGTATAAAAACCGGGCTTATCAAGACCAACCGAAACAATGAACCATTGTTTAGAAGCCCTAATTTACAAAATTTATTGTTTAAATGTTTGATTACGCCTGCGACGTTCGTAGGTAGTAAGAGCCGGGTAACGCTTGTTTGAAATGTATTTCAGGAAGCGGAACTGAAACAGTTTTCTCTTTTTAAGATAATTGGGATTAGCTTCGTTATAGATAGCTTCCGTCTCGAAACAAATATTCTTATAAGCCTTGTCGTAAGGAGGGAGAGCGATCTCAATAAGCCAACATAACACATAAACGATAAAAGGTATAACCGGAGTACCCAAAAGCCACCACCAGGATACATTAAGAAGCCAGCACCCGGCTATCATTAGAATGATCGATGTAAGCCAGATTTCAGTCTGTTGGTAGGCGTGAATTGTTTCATGGCGATAGAAGGAATTGTCAAGAGCCGGGTGATTCTTGTATTCCTTTCTGATCCATAAAATGAAGATTGTCATCATCGCCATAAACCCCTTGAAAGGAATAATGGAGTTGTAAATTACAAGAGGAAAGCGTCGACGTTGAGTCTGAACTTTCAACGTTTCATTCTTAGACGTTTTTACGTCTTCATTCTGGTTTTTCTTAAATTTTTCCATATTGATTCAGATTTAATTATAGCACAAAATTACAATTCGTAATCCTTACAAATTTTCTCGAGTTCGGGGGGTGTCACGGGACGTACCTTGACAAGGTTGTAAAAGTCCAAATCGGATTGTTTAACAGGGAACGGCAAGCATGTTCTCCCCGTCATTGACTTATAACACCGTTCTTCATCGTCACGATACAGTAAAACGTCTGGAGTGTCAGCTTCTACAAAGATATCATCGGTATAAGCGTACATGAAATCTTCCCACTCCTCTTCTAGACCATTAGAGCCATCATTTTTTAATGGTGAGGTAGTAGGTAGTTTAGGGTTAAGAAATTCCTCTAAAGAGCCCGTTTGAGGACTTAAATGTAATTTTTGAGGCCTTCCACCGGGGGTATCTTCAGGTGTAAGGTCATTAATCTCTTTCATCAGGTGTTTTTCTCTGACAATATAATCATTAATTTCTCTTTCAAGCTCACGGATGTGTCTGTCTTTAAACAATATTTCCTTTTTGAGGCGGTCAATTTCCGCTTCCAGGGTGATTATTTTAGATTCAATGGTTTTCATAATAAATTTGATTAAAACCATTTAACAAAGGATTCTTTGCAAATCCATCAAAAAAGTGTAATATACACAACGAAGCAAAATAGGCATTTAACTGAAAATTCAGTTTATTCACTTCATCTTCTTTTTAAGAATTTTGAATTTGATTGAAATTACTTTTGGCCTTCCAACTCGTTTTTGTTCATATACGGGTTCATAAGATATGATAATAGAATCATATGGATTTTCAGCCAACTTTTCTACAAATGGGTTCAAGATTTTTTCTTTCAGTTTAAAGAAATCATAGTCTGGAACATTAAAGTTACTTTTAAAAGTGCTTATTTTCAGGGTAAATTCTTTTTTTGTTCTATTGGAACATACCAATCTATATAGTCTCTGACGAAGAGCCGTTCTCATATGTAAAGAAGCTAAAACATTGAAAAAACAACCTCCAACACCAATTCCAAAATATAGAAGATATCTCAATGATATTGCTGAAAAATAGCATCGTATGAACGGAGCTTTATCTTCAATAGAAGAAAACAGCGGAAAACTGATTTTAGTAGAATCTGCATCATTTGACAAAACTAATCTTTTTTCTTGTATGTTTTCGAATTTCTTAAAAACCCATGCATGCCCCATTTTAGATAAATCTGACGATCGAAACTCAATGTAAGGTTCGTTATCTTTATCAGTAAAAGATAACTCGCTACAAATTTCCTTTAAAGGTTTTTCAAATGCATTTATATCTGTTTGCATACTCTTAAACAATTTTCCCCAGGTAAGCGAAAAGATATTTTCTTCAAAATCGTCATATCTTCGGCTGCATGTTATGAACACATGAGGTTCAATCCCATCAATTTTTACTGAATCCATAGTTTATAATTTTACGACACAAAAATAATAAATTTAATTTAACCCCACAATAAACACCTCAATAATCAAATTCAGGGCGGACATAACTAAATTTGTCAAGACGCCCGCTGGGGGGTGTTTATCGGCCCCGCTGGGGGGTGTTTATGTTTCTATATTTAGGAGAGAACATCCGGAATTTCGGCCCCCTATAAAGTAATGGTATATTATAAATTGAGTTTATTGTAATACTTCGTATTACTCTATTAGTTATTATTCACTACGTTCATAATAACACGAAAATTATATTTAAAATTTTCTTAATAGAGTAATACTTCGTAATACGAGAGGACGGACGAGCCGTCCTCAAAATTTTATCAGGAGAATTAAGAAAAGAGAAACCTGTTCCCTGATTACCCCGTATTACAATCACAAACGTTTTACAAATTATCAGCCATAATTTTAGATGGGATTCGTCCTGCGTATTTTCTGTAAAGGCATTCAGGTTTGTTTAGAGTTGTTTCATTTGGTTTGTTTTGTGTATTTCTTTACAGTGAGGGCAGTGGAGAGCTCCGGCTCTCCCTCAAGCCCAAATTAGTTCCTGAAGATTTCGTTCTTTAAATGATTAGAGTAAATTTGTAATTTTACTCCCAGAAAAATTTAAAAGAAGATTGCTATGGACACTAAAAATCAAAAGAGAGTTCCTTTGTCACAATTTGAAGCAGTAGCTGCCGCAAATGGATATGAAGTTTTTACCAAAGAAGAAATCGCTGATTACGCTCGTGAAAACCTTATGAAGAGCCGGGCTGGTCGTTTATCCCAGGAAGAGAAAGATGTTTTCACTACTGATATGATGTATCTTCAGAAGGCTGTCGTTTCTGACGAAAACGGTGAAGATGTAGTTCGCTACTATCGTAAAGAGCAGGTGGCTTGGGAAAAATCTGAAAACGGTGTATTGATGAAAGGTCTTGAAGGTGTATATCTTGACACCCCCGAAAATCGACGTTTGAAACGAGTAGGTGAAGCCTATTCCCCTTCTTCCGATTTCATGAAATCCTTATTTGTGAATGGAGCTGATGAGGAGTTGATGAAAGCCCTCCAAACAGGTCACTACGCTGATACCCCTGCAAATCAGAAATTGGGACGTGTTGGTGAACCTTTCGCTAAAAGCTATGAAATCAAGGAAGCCGTTCACGAACGTGAAGAAGAGACAAAAGAACGCTTGGGCGGTGTAAAGGGTGATGAGAAACTTCATGAAGACGCTAAACACCCCGGTCATGAAGAGGACGAAGATGAATACGAAGTAAAGAAGCGTGAGCGCAAACTCAAGGAACGTGAGGGTGGAATTAAAGGGGATGAGAAATTACACGAGGAATCTGAAAAACGCAAAAAGGACTGAGCCATGGAAGATTTGATAATGAAATCAGTAAATAAACACTACTTCTCCGAAGGCGAACGTAAGAAGTTAGCTAAGGAAGACGAGGCGATGCCTGATGGCTCTTTTCCAATCCGTAATACCCAGGATTTAAAGGATGCTATACGTAGCGTCGGAAGGGCTAAAGACCACGCTGCTGCGAGGCGTTGGATTAAGAAAAGGGCACGTGAATTAGGCGAAACGGATTTGTTGCCTGAAGATTGGAAATAATCGGAAGAATTTCCGGATTATTCATTTGAAATTTAACAAATCAGCCTATATTTGTGGTGTTAAGCTTAAAACAATTAGATCATGGGAAACTTAATAGAAAATAAGATTATTTCTGACATTAACAAAGCCCGTACCGGACGTTATGAGGATAACTCTAAAAACAGGAGATTACACCGTGTAGGTCAAGAGTATGGAAATAAAGGGGGAGAAAAGGAAGATGGGAAGTCGTTTGAAAAGAAAGACGACAATTCTCGTACTATTCAGGCTCTTGAATCTAAGATAGAGCAAATGAAGAAAAACAAACGTATTTTCGTTGAGCAAGGTGGAGAGGCCCGTTACAATCGTGCTTTGGAAACCTTACAGAGCAAGTTGGATTCTGCGAAAGGGGAAGAAAGAAAAGAATCGGTTCGTGATAAAGCTTCAGAAAAGAAAGAGAAGACCGATTCGGATTATGAGAAGGTGAATGAAGCTTCTAGGAAAACAGAAGGAAAATCTGAAGATGGAAGTGATTTGAGAAGTGATTTCAAAAACAAATTTCTTGAAAACCCGGCCTTGGCTTTGACATATAGCACACTTAGTGATCATGGAACATCTAAAGATGATTTAGTTGGGAAGGAAGTTGCTAAACAGGTTATGGGAAACAAAAAGTTTAAAGAAAAATTCCGAAAGGAACTATCAGCACTTGGATACGCTAAGTATCTTGGGCTTACTCCATACAAATACGAAAGTACAGGTTTTGCCGATAATTTAAAAGACTTCTCTTCTAAAGAGATAGCAGAAAAATTGAATGTTAAGGACGGTGAAACTAAGGAATTTTCGTTGAAAGATTCTTTTATTAGAACCCCTGGGATGGGGAATGGTTCTTTATTTTCTTATGATAAGATGATAGTTTCTATGAAGAACGGAAGACCCACCGTTACATTATCCGGAAAGTACCAAAGTGGCTACAAAGATAATGAAATAAAAGATATAAAGGAAGGTATCGGGGTTTTGAGTAAGAATCAAAAAGAAACTGTTTTGAATCTTATCGAGGATAAAGCGTCTGAAGCAGGTGATGGAAAGGCTGAAGAAAAAGAACCCTTTACCCGTGTAAAGTTCGACGATCTTCCTAATAGTGGAAAGGTGAATCTTAAGAAATACCTGTCAGGGAAACGTCGTGAGAAGATTGACAGTCAGTGGAAGGATGCTGGAAAGATTTCTGATGCTGATCTTAAGAAGATGGAAGCCGGGTTGGTGAAGAAGTTTAATGACAGTTTTGATTCCTCTTCTAAGTCTCAACGCGCCGAAGACCTGTACAACATTATGAAAGTTAAGGGAGAGTTACAAAAACGAGGTAACGAGACTAAAAAAGACGGAAAAACCAAAAGTCAAGAAAATTCGAAAGAAAAATCTATGGTAATGAATATATCTGATGACGATTTGAAAGTAAATAGTTCCCTAAAATCGTAATCAAAAAGACGAGCTGTTCTTAAAAAAGTATATAAAATCATAAATGATATTTATGGTGATAATGGGTATAGGTTAGAAAATGGGGAATTAAATCCAGAATGGTATGAATCAAATAATTATCTTTTTAACAGGGCATCTAAGATAAATAACTTATGAGGTTGATAAATTAGTTTATTTATGCCTCTCTTATTTGTATATTTGTATCTGAATTATTGGAATTAAGAATTTAATTAAAATGACATGAAAAAATATGTTTATTCAAAAGGAGACGAGCTCGTAACAGTTGAAACTGATGGCTTAGGAACCATCAATAACTTTATGGTAACGGGCGTTATCGGGGAAAATTACGGGGGATTGGTTTACTCCGGATTAGCATTTAAAATGGGGGATGAAGTGAATATAGCTGAAATGTTGAATGCAGCTAAACGCTGCGAATGTAAAGTAGAATGTTATGAAGGAAATAAACTGATTGTAAACGAATCGGTTGATTTTACTTCCGGAGAGCCAGCTTTTGTGGGTGAAGTTTCCGGGCTGAGTCTGGGGGTTGCTTACGACGAAGCAACATACAACGCTGTTGTTCCGGCTTCGTATCGCGAAACGTACGATTACGAGGCTTCTAAGGAAGCGTTACCTTGGTTGGTCGCCATATTTAACCGTACAGGAGATGCTGAAACTTCTATGTCTGTGCAGGTATTTGCGGATGAAACCCCGCTTGAAATCCGTAATGTTCCGGAAAGCGTTGGAACGGTTAATCCGGAAAACCCAACAGTTCTCACTACCAAGGCTAAATCTTACCTGATGTTTGACATTGTGAAGGATTTAGGTATCCTTGAGCCTGAGAAGGTAACTTGGTTCACTGTTCAGTGTTTGTACGGTGGCAGAATTTATGCTGCCAAACAGTATGTAACCCCTGGAACGATTTAATATGAGTCGGAGAAGACGTCCACAGCAAAATAATTCAATGGGAGCCAATAACCTGGCTCCCATGGATAGTCTTGACGGACTGTCTCTTCATGATCTCCAAATTATGGCTCAGGCAGCTCCGATTGCCTTACGTAATCGAATCCAAAAATCGTTACAGTCTGAGTCCTTTGAGGAAGTCATGAAAGCACAGGCATTTTTGGCTGAGCAGCAAAAACATGGGCGAAAACTTCCTCAGCCAGATATTAAATCCGTTTTGTGGAATCCTAGTGAAATAGGGTTTACTGGAAAGGGTTATCGCGATCCTAATAATGGGGTGTCCTTTAATACGTTGAATCGTATGGGGGATATCTTTATCATTAAAGCTGTTATTAACACACGAATTGAGCAGGTTCAAAATTTCCTGAAGTACAGTAACGACGATCAGAAACCTGGATATAAAATTCGCTATAAACAAAGCCCGACTTCTTTAGGGGATGATGCTTCGAAGCAGGAGTTGTCTAAGGAAGATATGAAGAAGGTCGAATATATCGTAAAGTTTTTGGAAGAAGGCGGGGAAAATGAAAAATGGGATTGTGAAGATAATTTCCAAGAATTTACACGAAAAGTTCTGAATGATTCATTGCGTCTTGACCAATTATGTTTCGAGGTGGTTCGTGCTCGTAATTTATCGTTAAAAAAGTTTCGTGCGGTAGATGGAGCATTAATACGTCAATTAGATACGAATGATCCACGACATACCCAGATGTTTGAACAGTTTCGTTGGCATGGTTATTTGCCTCGTTATGCTATGGTTTGGGATGGTCAAATCATTCGACACCCAGTAACTGATGAATATGTTGCATTTTATCCATGGGAACTTGGGTACGGTATTCGAAACAAATCTTCTAATGTGTTGCGTAACGGGTACGGGTGCAGCGAGCTTGAAACCTTGTTGGAAATTGTGACGTGGGTACTTTGGGGTATGCAGTATAATGGAAACTTTTTTAAGCAAGGTAGCCAGCCGAAAGGTTTTATCAATGTGAAGAACGGGAACATTGACCAAGGTACTTTGAACGAATTTCGTCAGGATTGGAAGCAAACGATGAGCACCGTATATAATTCTCACAAAATTCCGGTCATCCAAGGAATCGATCTTGAATGGATTGATTTACAGCAGACGAATCGGGATATGGAATTCACGGAGTGGATTAAGTTCTTGATGGTTTTGGTTTGTAGTGTGTATCGAATGGATCCCTCGGAGTTAGGCTTTCAGTTTCAGGATACTGCTCGCGTGTTTGGTCAGGATGGTCAAAAGGAACGGTTGGATCACTCAAAGCAAAAAGGACTGACCCCACTATTGATTTTTTATCAAAACATTTTGAACAAGTATATCATCAGTGAAATCGATGAGAGACTTGAATTTGTGTTTACAGGGATAGAAATCGAGGATGAAGCAGCTCAGGTAGATTTAGACGTGAAAAAGATTCAAAACGGCTTTATTTCACTTGAGGATGCTTTTGAGAAGTACTCTGGAAGAAAATTCAACCCGGATAAGGACACAATTCTTAATTCGGTTTATCAGCAAGCTCAAAACGCAAAAATGATGGGAGGAGATTTCATGAATCAGGTTGCTGATGAAGAGGGCGGTGAAGAGACCAGTACGGGTGATAAAGAATTTGATTCTATGCTTGCTAAGTCGGCGGATAATCCCATTCTAGGAAAAGCGTTTGAGTTTATTGACAATCAACTATCTAAAAAGTAATGGATATTGTTAAACCAAAGAGCCCACCTATACACCATCATGTTGATCCAGTGCGTTACCCCCGTATACAAGGTCAATACGAGGCGAAGGCGAAAGATGCTTTTAAACTGGGAGAGTTGTTTGAGAACTTGGTAAAAACAATGGTAGAGATCGTAAAAGAGAAGAATAAATAATGTTATTTACAGCAACTGAAATACAAAGAATTCTGTCCAACATTGACTTTACAATAGCAAAGCTAGTTGCGGAAACGTTAGGCAAAGAGTACCTGACGAGGGATGATATTGATTTGCTGAAAAAACGGGGGGTTGATTTAGTGAAGTTGATACCAAAGTTTCCTTCTCATTTTCAGGCCTTCCTATTTGGTCGCGTTTCGGCTGCTATTGGCACCAAAGGTAGTTCCCGGATGACTTACTCCGAGTTTATTAAATTTTTGGCTAAAATGGGTGCTTTTGCCCCCACAACCGCCGAAATGGAGTTTTATAAGATAGCAGCCAACAAAACGTATATGCACATTAAAGGTTTGGGTGAACGATTTAAGAACGACGTTCGTGCTTCTATTGCTTCTGAGGAATTGAATTTTTTAGCTGCTAAAAAAGCCTCAGAAACAAGAAAAGTCATTCATGACGAAATTCTTGATGGAACATTTGAGCGTCGGGCGGTGAAGAAAATAACTTCTAATATCGCTCATCAAATGAACGATTGGAGAAGAGATTGGGGGCGTATCGTTGAGACGGAGTGTCAAGACGTGTATAATTTAGGGCGTGCCCAGTTTATTTTTTCTGAAAACCCGGAATCGAAAGTATATTTTGATGTATACCCCGGTGCGTGCAGGCACTGTATCCGCCTGTACCTAACAGGTGGGATTGGAAGTAAACCTCGAGTTTTTAACCTCCAGGAATTGTTAGCTAATGGGACAAATTATGGGGTGAAAGCAAAGGATTGGAAACCGACAATTCATCCGGTACATCCATTCTGTTTTAATTCTCCAGCGACTAAGATATTTACTATTAATGGATGGAAAAATATTTCTGAAATTAAATGTGGAGATTTAGTTCTTACTCATAAGAATAGATTTCGTAGGGTTTTGGAAACTTATAAAAGGAAAGTATCTGGAAATGAAGAAATATATAATGTTGAATTTGAGGTTTTAACACGATACGGGCAAAGAACAACAAAAGTACTAAATAAAATTACAGGAAATCATCCTGTTTTATTGAATGGTGAATGGAAAGAGATTCAATTTGCTAATGTGGGAGATAAATTAGAGATAAAGGGGGTTGAGTGTGAATCTTGTGGAAAATTAATTCAAGTCCTTCCTATTAGGAATAATAATCTTGATATTTGTGGTTTTTCAGAAACAGAAATTCGTGAACATGGGGAAAAAGTTTTCGAAAAACTAAAACTTTTATTTAAAAATCATTCAGGGAAATTTCATGGTATTGAAGCAAAAATAACTAAAATAGAAAAAGTAAATATTTTTTCGAAATACTTATTTAATTTTGCGGTTGAAGAGGACGAAAGCTATATTGCTGATGGAGTGGTTGTTCACAATTGTCGATGCGATTTAAGAGAACTCCCACCGGGGTACGAATGGGACGATGAAACTCATCAATTTGTTCCTCCTAAAAATTACCAGCGTCAAGTGGAGCGAAAAGGAAAGGTAAAGATAACTATTGGAGAAAGAGAATATACTGTATAAAAATGATAATCATGAATCTAAGAAAAATTTTGGGGTTACAGACAGCCCAGGAAAAAATTTCTGAATATCGGGAACTGAAACGACAACTTTCTTCAATGAATGCAATAGGGAAACAGTTGTCAGACAGGTTTATGATACAGAAATCAATCATTGACGATTCTAATTCCCTTCCAACAGAAAAGCGTGGGGAGATATTAGGAAAGTACAGTGAATTTTTAAAAGAGCACCAGAAGGAAGTTTCCAAAGCCATGAATGATCGAAATAAGATTGTTAAATCTATTGAGCGTTTGCGTTCAGATGATGAAATAGCAGAAGCCATTCACAACATCGACACTATTGATGACGCGACGGAATATTATCGTCATGGTAGACTTAAAAAACAAGCATACTTTGACATAATGAAGTCACTGTCGGGTGAGCCTACGAAATATGCTGATGTGATTGCACGAGGTGCTGATGGGCGAATTTTAATTCTTCACCGCGTTGATGGATTTGTCCCAACTGGAATGGTTTGCTTACCGGGTGGGCATGTTGATCCGGGAGAAGATTTTCAGACGGCTGCTTTACGTGAATTGAAGGAAGAAACGAACCTCGATCCTATACCTGGTAAAGGAATTGTAGAATTGGGGGAACACAAAACAGACGATGCTCATATTAAGTATTTCGAGGTTATGGTCGATACGAATCAACCTGTAACTGTTGATGCTTCTGAACATTGTTTTTCAGAGTGGATAGAGGTTCCGGAAATGAAGATCAAACCGTTTATTTTTGACCAAGGTGCTATTGCAATGAATCTGTTGCTGAACCCACATGAAATTACAGCCATAGAGCCTCTAATGAAGGCAGTAGAGGAAGGTAGAATGTCTACCGAAGTGTTTGTAACAAGTTTCAGGTCTTGTTTAAAGAAAGCAATGGACACTGAAGATGAAGAGCCCTTAATGCCTGAATCTATGGATGGTGAAACAAAAGAGCCTCTGAAAAGAAGAGTTTTGTTTAAAGCCCGTGATCCTCAACGTTGCATAGATAAAATTATGAAAGCTATCAGCGGTCATAACCAAGTGAAGGTTGTTGATGATTTTACTTTTGCTTCCCCCGTACAGGTGTATGAGGTGAATTATCAAACCCCACCGGAAAACAATCGGCTGACTCAGGTTGAAGTAATATATTCGGGGGATGATGTAAACATGGAACAGTTGCTCGAGAAAATGAAGTTTGGTCTGTTAGCTGGGTCAATTTCCGTCAAGACACCTCACGAAGAATTTATGTCTGTAAACGAGAACGGAACTGATTATGTCGGTGATCCCGTATTTGTGGATTTCTGAAATGATTTGTAATTTTGTCAAAAATTTAAGAAGATGAATGATTTGACCTCAAACAATTTTAATTTTTGGTTGCCCATGGATTTAGAGAAATCAGGGGCTGCTGAATATCCACGTGGTGACGAACGTAGGTATGAGGATATGGTGTTTGAGGGGATAGCAAGTGATGATAGTAAAGATTATCAGGGAGACTCTATGGAACCGAACGGTTTCCAGATTGATTACTTTTTGCGTCATGGCTTGTTTAATCTTGATCATTTGACAACACGGGCAAAAGAACTGAAAAGTAGGTTTTGGATTGGTGAACCTATTGATGGGAAAATCATAAACAATAAGTTTTGGGTGAAGGGACGACTCTGGTCTGAGTCGCCCGAAGCTCGAGCTTTTTGGGACAAAGCTATTGAAATGCGTGAAAGTGGTTCATCGCGTAAACCCGGTATGTCTATTGAAGGAAGAGCATTAGAAAGAGATCCTAAGAACGAAAAACATATCACAAAAGCTGTTATAAACAATATAGCACTGACTTTTACTCCGGTAAATTTCAATTCGTATATTGATTTCGTGAAAGGTATACAAAGCCAGGACTTTATTCCTACAGATGGAGTTTCGCTTGGTAATCTTTCAAAAAGCGTCATGTACGAACAAATCGTAGGAAATAAACGCATTGTAATAGATGCTAATTTTAACATACGAGAAGAACGTATTTGACGACTCATTTTTATGAAAAGAAATTTTGTAATAATTTTAAACCAGAAAAATTGAACGATTATGTTTGAATTGACAGATGAACAGAAAAACGACGAACTCGTGAAGTCATTGCTTGACAGTGGCTTTAGCGAAGATGTGGTTGCTGGTTGGATTAAATCCGGAGCAGTGACTATTGAAAAGTCGACCCAATATGGTCCCGATGACCATGGAGAAGGCGATGGGGACGACGATGATGAAAAGCGTGCCGATAAAGGTACAAAGAAACGTAAGAAGGAAGACGAAAAAGAAGGTGAGGCTGAGGCTACTGAAGATGCCCGTGAAAAAGATTTCAAAAAAGGAAAACATTGCGACGGAGACGACAAAGAACAGTTGGCAAAATCTTTAGGTATTGACGATTTGATGAAGTCTTTGAGTAATGACATTTTGGGGCAGGTAGACGACAAAAATGAAGAATTTCTGAAATCAATTCCGGCTGCTATCGAAAGAGCTTTCGAACCTATCCTGGATAAGATTGAAAAATCTTTGGATGGCATGCGCCAGGCAATTGTAGCTTTTGGAGACAAGGCTCCTTCTTTTAAAGGTGCGGACTTGAATAAGGCTTTGATTCAGAAAAGCATTGAGAACGGCGGGGGTGCAAAAGACGAAAACGGAAAGATGGCACTGAGCGTTACCCGTGACCGGGCAGTTGTGAGAGAATTGATTCTGAAATCAATTGAGGAAGAGGCTGATCCCGAGATTCAGAAATCTTTGAGGATGAATACCACTGCCTACGTAATGGACCCGGTTGAGGGAGCTATTGGCGAGCCTGCAGCAAAGTATTTCTTTGAAAAGAAGGGTGTTCGTTTGGTAAAATAATTTTGTGATAAACTATAAAATAATACAATACAATGGACTTATTTAATTACAGTGGGACGGAGAATGCTAGCCCGTTCGAAAGTATGTCCTCAGATGAACTTCTGAAGGCTATGGAAGCTGGCTTGATGACTGGTATGCAGTACGACAACCAGCTCAACAACGGTGGTGGTTTGAAGCCTGAGTCTTTGGACTATGTTTTGAAAAACCTCGAAAACCGTTTGGATCAGTTGGTATTCTGGAATGAATTGAAACGCCAGAAAATCGAGAACACTGTCCACCAGTATAACCAGTTATACAAATACGGTCAGGAAGTGGGTATTTTCAATCAGGAAGGTGAAACCCCGACTGAAACCGACTCTGTTTACAGACGTAAATCTATCGTTGTGAAATTTACGGGTGTAACTGGTCAGGTAACTCACCCCGGTATGATCGTTCGTACTGTTGTTGGCAGTTTGTATACCAAGGAAGTTGAAAACAAGACTATCCTGTTGCAGACTATCCTGGACAAAAAGGTTATCGATGCAAATTCAGCGAAAGTTCCGGAAGAGTTTGACGGTGTGTTTGCTCAGCACGTTGAGGGTATCAACGATATTACTGGTGGACTGCTGGGTAAAACTTCAGAACAGGTTTTGGATGCTTATTTCGGAGACGTTGCCGTATTGAATGCAAACGGTCATGTTCTGAATGATGCTTTGGTTGAAGATGCGGCACAAGCCGTTGTAAACGACCGTAACGGTTTGATTGACCGTATCGTTTCTTCTCCTGTTGTATTCAACAACTACGTGAAACTCTTCCACGAGTCAAAACGTGTGATTGTTGGAATGGAAGGTGGAGTTACCGGGGCAACTATGGGTCAGTCTGTGAACAACATCACTACCCAGTTTGGTAAAGTTGCGATCAAAGCTGACAAATTCTTTGACTGGAATGCTCCTATTAAATTGAACCGGGGCAAAACTTCTGACAAAGCACCGAACGCTCCTGTTAAGGACACAACTTCTCCTGTTGCTGTTGCAGCTGATACGAAAGGCCAGTTTGGCACTGAGCATGCAGGAAACTACCTGTACGCCGTTACTGCCAAAAATCGTTATGGAGAATCAGAGCCGACTTTGTTGACCGATGCCGATCAGGCAGTTGGGGCAACTCAGTCTGTAACTTTAAAATTTTCCGCTGCAAATTCTTCAGCATATCCGGAAACCTGTTACGTGATCTATCGTACAGAAGTGAACCCGATGAGCAAAGATGTTGCTGACTTTTATCCGATTTTCGAAGTAAGCCGTACAGAAATGGCTGCTGGTTGGGACGGTGCTGATCCGGGAACAATCCACGATCGTAACCGTTGGATTGCTGGAACCAAATCAGCTTTGGTTTATTTCAACGGAAGTGAAATGATTGAGTACCTGGAACTCGGTGGTACGATGAAACTGGATTACGCTATTGTTGGTCCGAGACGTTCTTTCTCTGTCCTTAATTACGGAACTCCGGTTGAGTATATGCCGGGTAAAATTGCTCGTATCGTCAACATTGGTAGAATCGGGATGCCAACCGTGTAAGGTTATAAACCGTATAATTGGTAAGAAACGGGGTGGGGTGGGTACCCTGCTCCGTTTTTGTTTAATTAAAAACATAAAAGATTATGAAACTTTATTCAAGAAAAACCGGAACAAAAGTTGTAAACATTAATGGTCAGAAAGTACAGTTCGTGAACGGCGTTGCCGAGGTTGAAGATGACTTTGGTGCCGAAGTTTTAAAACTGGGGTTACCGGAAATGTACGAGTACGGAAAGCAACCTGCCTTTGTGACTCCTAAGGAGGTTCAGATGAAGTCTGATTTTAAAGACAGGGAAGATTGGTATAAAAGAGAGTTGGAGCGTATTACAAATGTAAAGGAAGCCCGTGAAGCTGAGGTAAAGAAGCTCAAAACCGAAGTTGAAATGTGGAAGCAGGAGTACCAAAAAGAACACGATTTGAGAGTCGCTTTAGCGTCTGGTACAGCACCTGAGGCTAAAGCCGAAGCTATTCCTTCGGTACAGGAAGAAAAGTCGTTAGAGAACCCAAAAGAGGAAACAACGGCTACTCAGGAAGATTCAGATTTGAAGGCTGAATTGGAAAAGATGAAAAAAGACGAACTGATTAAGTTCGGTGAAGAAAGTGGCTTCGATATGTCTGAAATTAAAAATCAGACAAAAGCCGAGATTGTAGAATTTTTGCTTAATTCTTCAAAAGAGTAAAAGATGGGACAGCTAACATTGACGATGAAATATCGTAAAAACGAGGGGTTGCTATTATCTACGACTGAAATGTTTTCTTTATACCTGTATGGAATCAAAATACAGGCTGGAGATGGAACTGCTTTCAGTACTGAAAGTATGAGATTTTATATACAAGCAGCCCAGCAAGAGATAGAGAATTTTTTCAATCTGAAACTTGTTTACCAATTCATCGCCCTTGAAAAGCTGACTTTCTATAGAGCTGATTATTGGCAAAGTTTTCCTATTTTGTTTACGAACTATCCAGTCAACAAACCTATATCGTTGACTGGACGGTTCAATCAGCTTGAACAAATAAGTTATCCAACTCAATGGTTGACGAATACTCAAAACAGTTACGGGCAATATAAACGCCGTGTATCAATTGTTCCGACAGGGACTGCGGTAGCGACCGCAAATGCGGAAGTGATACTAAGCGGTCTGACCACCCAATTAGGAAGTCAGCACTTCCTAATGATTCCGGATTATTGGGATTTACAATATATTACAGGTTTTAAACTTGATCAAATTCCTATGGACTTGATCAACTTAACTGGAAAGTTAGCTTCATTTGGACCATTAGGTATCGCCGGAGACTTGATTCTTGGAGCAGGTATAGCCAGTCAATCTTTAGGGGTTGATGGTTTGAGTCAATCGATTAGTTCGACATCATCTGCTACCAATGCCGGGTACGGAGCAAGGCTCGTACAATACGAGAGAGAGATTAAGGCGACGATACCTCGTATTAAATTGGTTTATGATGAAGTGAAACTTTCAGTACTGTAATTATGATGAGCGTCCTATGAGCCTTGAGGATATTTATATTGAAAAATCGTTTAAATACATCAGGAAAGTTCCTGATGGAAAGGGTGGTTGGAAATACATTTATGAGGAACCCATGAGTAAAAATAAGAAGCAGGGTGGATTTGGGGAAATATTTGACGGGTATAAAGGTAAGCCGAAGAAAGCATTTGATAAATTGCTGAGAGAACGCCGGGGTCAATGTCAAAATGTGTGTGAAATTTATTTACCTGTTTACATTGACGAGGGGGATGGCTTTAAAATTATAAAAGATAATAAAACGAACAAGCCGATTCTTGCTAAAACAAGTATTGATTTTGTGTGGGGTGATAAGAATAGAAATGTAGGGCTAGAGCACATTATTGATGATCATTATGTTATTCATGATGATTTTGATTCAATAGAGGAACTTCAGAATACAGTTATTGATGAACTGTTACGAATAGATTATTTTGATAAGAACAATAAAGAAGCCGCCCCTAATCGTGTTCGTGGGAATGTTGGTTTTAGAATAATTACTCCTTCTGGGCAAAAATTTGTTTTTGCTGTTCAGAAAGATAAGGATAGCAGGGGGAACATTCTTGTAAGACATTTCATTTTAACCTCCTACGATAAATCAACTCCAGAAGTTGAAAATTCAAAGGAAGAACGTGAAAGACGTCAAAAGATATTTGACAGTTATGTAAAAGAAAAACCGAAGCGATGAACTCCGGCTTTTGTCATTGTAACGGCTGTTAGCTTTGAATTTCCTACCTTCAACAATTGAAGACCGACACGGGGCGAACAGTTAAACAGTAAGCGGTACTGAAATTCTGTTACTGTAACCTTTTGACATTACAAATATAAAACGTATTTTTGTATAAACAATGAAAACAAGATAAAATTCGGGAATATGTCAAATAATCGTAACATACAGGATTCAGCCCCTCAATCTATGTATGGTCAGCCACAGGTAAGTTTTAGACCAAATGATTTTTCGGCAGTTATATGGGCACATGGATATGATATTATTTGCGAAAAGGCTGTTCGGTGTCCGTGTCAGGGTAACGGGGATTCCCCTTTACCAAGTTGTCAGAATTGTCATGGCTCAGGATATTTTTACATTAATCCATATCGGACGAAAGCCCTGATTACTGGGTTAAATCGTGATACTCAATATACTCATTGGGCTCCTGAGTTGATGGGTACAGCAGCTATAACAGTGCGTGACCAGGATAAAGATTATGTGTCCTACTTTGATAGGATAACCGTAGAGGATGAATATGCTTCGTTTACAGAGATGGTAGAAGCTCGGCTGATGGTAGGTGAGGAGGTTGCTGTTTTTCTTTCATACGCGCCAATAGAGGTGAGTGCGGTGTATTTGTTTAAAGCTTCAGACGAGCCGTTAATTTTGCTTGATAAGACTACCTATGAAATAGTTCCGGATAATCCTTATTGTATAAGGTTTGAGCCGGGTAATGTCGCTGAGGGGGACGGAGTTTCAGTTTTGTATAAACATCGCGTGGAATATCACATCATAGATATTCCTCATGAAATTAGAGCTTCCCTACAAACTAATAAGCAAACAGGAGCATTTGAAGTGATAAAGATGCCGATACAAGCTGTTGGAAGGAGAACTCATCTGATAGATGTTCAGCGTCCTAACTATGATGGAAGTGGAATAATTTATAACGATTATGATTCCAATTCACATTGATTTGAGTGAAGTTGTTGAGGAATTTGCGCTTACTGGCGATCAGGCTCAAGAACTCGGTGCTGAAATAATCAACCGGGTTGTTGTCGAGTACACTAACAAATGGGAGAATTTAGTTAATAAAGGATTACGTCAAACACGTAAACTGTATAAGAAAGCAATGTATGTAGACCGTATAAGTCCAACAGAAGTTGTTTTTGGATTACAACCGGGTGATGATGGATTGGCTTTGTCTCTTGAAGAAGGAAAGCCTCCTTTTGACGAAAAGATAGGGTTTGCTTCTTCATCGAAGCGCAAAGTTAAAATGGGTGGGGGGTGGTATCTTACGATACCTTTCAGGTATTCGACACCGGGTGCAGTAGCGGAGTCGGATATATTCCAAGGTAGGTTGACGAAGGAGATTTATAACTTGTCTAAGCAGAATCAAGGGAGGCCTTTACAGAAAGGTCAGCTTCCTTCTGTTTACCAACAGCTAGGAAAACGAAAAGAAATACAAACGGCTAATGTTGTAATTCCTGAGTATGTTCACAAATCCCCCAAATATCAAGGGTTAGTAAAATTAGATATTTCTTCTACTGAAAAAGAAACAAGAAGCGGATACTTTACATTTAGACGGGTAAGTGATAAGAGTGAGCCATTGAGTTGGATTCATCCAGGATTTTCCGCTCATAAATTTATGGATAAAGCACTTGATTCGGTTCAGGTTGAAGTTGTAGCAGATATGGCGATCGATACATTTTTAAAATCATTGCAATGATAACAATAGCAAGAATAAAACAAATCGTGGATGGGCTTCTAGCTTATGTTGAATACGATTTCAATAGTGTTCCTGAGAATGAGACGTTGTTATATCACATGTTCTATGGAACGCGAGATGGTAAATTTGATTTCTATGAACAGGCGAAGGAAATTTTCTTAAGGAAGAACACAAGCTCAAGAAAGATAACTACACGTATGGAATATCCTCGTGATAAAAGCCATATGCCGTGTATTATTATTAGAGAACCGGGGCGTGGTTCAGGAGAAATTGACCCACTGGGTGGATTTGGTGATCCTGTTCCGGATCAATTTGGAAGTTCCGGTTATGAAAGGGAAGGATTTCGGGAATCAATTCTGTCCGAAATTAACATGATGTGTTTTAGTGATAACATGTTAGAATCGACCTTGATAGGAGAGGTTTTATATACCTTGTTAGTCGGGGCTAGAAATACATTGGAACATGAATTTACAAAATTCGATTTCAGTGCGAATGAATTGATTGCGGAAAATTCGCTGTTTCCTACACCTATTTTGATAAAGAATGTTTCTTTGTCGATTGAAGACACTGACAGGTATGCTTCAATTATTAGACCAGAGTTGATAAGCCATTTTATCATAGAGGATGCTATCCCAATAGGAACTGATCCAAATTGGAAGCCTCCTACTCCTGATAAATACTTTGTGTTTGCTCACCCTTATGTTTGGTTAAGTGGAGAAGATAACGTAGCAGAAAATACTATATTTTCAAATACTGATTGGGTGTTAGCTGTTGGTGATGATGAACTATTTAAGTTTGGAAAACCGTTCGTTTGGCTTGACGAAATAACAAACAAAGGAGATCAAGAAATTGAGTCTCAAGTTCCGTGGAAGTTAGAGTAGTTAAGAATTTAGGACTAAAAAATTTTATAAATTTGTCCTGAATAATATAGTTTACAAAAAAAAACATATCATTATGGCAAAAGCATCTTGGTTAACAGTTTCCCCAATGTCAGGTACGGGGAATGCAACAGTTTCGAACAAGGGTACAGTGCACACTGGTAGAACCCAAAGAACAACTACAGTGACAGGGGTTGCAGTAGGGGTTACCCCAAATAAGACTTATCAAGTTGTTCAGGAAGCAAAGACGGAATTCGTATCTTTCGATGAAGGTGCAGAAATTACCGTTGCTAAAACAGGTGGAACGCTTACTATTACGGGTCTTTCCAATTCTGAAAAGTTGAAATTTGAATTGTTAGATTTAACTGACGATTCATCAACTACTGGTATAGTTGAGGGAGGGTTGAAATTGACGTTGCCCGAAAAGTACACCGCCGGAGGAACCCAGACATCTAATGATGTGGCTATTACTGGTGACCCCGGAGCAGCTGCTCAGTTTGCTTTCAGCATTACTTTTACAGGAATTGCTGCTAATGCGACAATTAAGGAACTAACGGCTGCATTGAAAGTAACGGCCGCAGGTGGACAAATGGCTCAGATTGCTATTAAGCAATCCGCTGGTGATCCTTCGTTTAAGTTTGGCAAAGCTTCTATCACGTTAACGGCTGAAGGAACTGCTGTTAACAATACTATTATTTCTAATGCTTCTTGGACTTTATCTTAAAGATGGCTAAAAAGAAAAGTAAAACGAAAAGTAAGATAACCACCCTCGTACCTTTGGGGGTGGCTCTTGCTTCATCAGGAGTAAATAATGGCCTTGACAGGGAAATGACCGTGACCGGGCGCACAACAGAAGGGACTCCTATTCAGGTAGCTTCTTTTCGCATTATTCAGCCCGGACTCAGATGGGAGTTTGAAGTTGAGTTTGATCCTAAAACAGATGATCAAGAGGATGAACCTGGCTATTCGTTTTTCGAGACAAACGATGGTGAAATTTTTGCTGTTTTAAAAGAATGATTATTCACTAAATTTTTAAAAACATGGCATACAAATCAAGATTTACAGGAGCTAAGATTGATGAGCTTCTTGAAATAGTTCAAAATCAGCAAACGAATCCTGGATTAGTTATTGAAAATGTAACTGGCGAGCAGTTGCTTGCGAAAATGACAGGACAGCAGATTATTGATAAAATGACAGGACAGCAGATTATTGATAAAATCAATTCTGTAGGAGGCAATATTGTATTTACCAAATTCGTAGACTGCCAAGGCGGTGGTGGAAAGGAAGGAGTATAACGTATGAATTATTCTTTTGTAACTTCCAAAGAGGCAGCCGATTTGGTTGGAATTACCCCAACCGATATTGGAGTTCCTGCTAATCAATGGCCACGCAAAAAAGAATTAATTGCTACGGGAAAATTTGATGCAGCTTCCTTATCCGGATATCAGGATAAGGAATTTGTTCTTTTGAAAGATTTGGCAAAAGGGGCTGTTGCTATTTCTGTGGCTTTAAATTCTGATGTTACGAGCCGAGGTACAGTACAAATCAATAATGGAACTGCCGGGGCAACGGCTACGGCAGAACTGAATATTGGTGATTCGGTTACAGTGAAATGTAATATGAGCCTAGCTGGCGATGTATTTGATGGATGGTATAAAGGGTCAATAAAAGTGAGTGGTGACGTGAACTACACCTTTACTGTAACAGGTGAAGAGAGTCTTGTTGCTAAAATCTTGTTTATTGACGTTGTTCCTACATCTTTGAGTTATGACGCTGGGGGCGGTTCTAAAACTGTAACAGTGACTTCTAATGTTTCGAATTGGACAGTAAGTTAATTTATTAATACTTAAAATTAC